CTAGCTACCTTTTGACAAGGACAATTCTGGAGGTCTCTTTATATGCGTCAAGATATTGCCCTTCTCTTTTGACACAAAATATTCAGAACCAGCTTTAGAAAGATGATTACTGTCGCTGTACAAGATCGAGTCGTGCGCAATAGATTTGCAGAAGCCATCATGACAGAAAACATCATGCGGATTTATGAAGAGCACGCCTGGTATTTTTGAGACGTCGGCAAGAGCCTTGTTAATCGCTACAGACCTAACATCCGAATAGGGAATGCCAATTTTCGAAAGACAGTAGCCTCTCGCAATGCTCGGTCGGTTGTAGCACCCGGCAATATCCGGAGAGCCAGCACCAGGCACATTTCCGATCACGATCATTTTTCGCGATCCGATCCGGCTCTTGAGTTCACGTATCTTCTCGATAAGCAGGCGGTATCCACCAGCGCCTTTACTATCTGGAACAGGTACGTGCCCAGGGTTTGTCGCAGCTATCGTTAACTGGTCAACCCATAGTTGAGCTATCACAAGAACCGCCTTTGGGTTTCTGTCCAGAGCCGCAAGCGCATCATCGAGTGCTGCCGAGCACAGCGAATCCCAATCGGTTCCTGGCGTCAACCTGGTCATACCGGGAAGCAGAATGCAGCTAACAGAGCTAAGGTAAATGTTGAGCTTCTCTGGCGTGCCGAGGACTTGATCTAGTCCGTATGCATACTGTCGTGCATGGCTATCACCAATAACAACCACATCCGCAATACCTCCCCCGCTAATCCATCCCCTCTCCTGATATCCGTTTCCTCCATACTGGTCTATGTGGAATTTCTTAGAATCAGCCAGTTGAGCAGCAATCCCTTTTGGCGGTTCGGATACTCGCCACGTCCAGCCTGAATTTCCCCATGCGGTTGCAGATGGAACCACAAGAAGACAAGAAAGCATCAGGCAGGACAAATTGAAACCGTTACTAGATATAGTCTTGCCACTCTGGCTGCGAAATGGAGTCTCAACGAACCTGAACAGCAGATATCCGAGCACAACAGACACTATGACAATGGCAACCTTAGCAGATATCGATACATCCCCTGAATAATAGTATTTATAGAATACAATAATCGGCCAATGAACCAAGTATATCGAATAACTAATCTTCCCGAGGAATACAAATGGCGACGTAGATATTGTCAACCTGGAAAAATAAGAGCCGGAAGAATATATTACAAGAGCAGACCCAGCGCATGGAATCAATGCGTTATAGGTTGGGAATGGAGTAAGTGCATTGAACTCAAAAACAGAATATCCAATCAGCGCAACGCCTGATGCGAACAGAAAGTTATGAACAGAAGAAGAGTTAACCTTTGGAAGAAATACAATGATAGCACCTAGACAAAACTCGAAGACGCGAAATGGAGTTAGATAAAATATTGTCGATGCGCCATCAGAGAACCACCCAGATACAACCTTTCCAGCCCATGAAACAAGGACGCTAGAGCCATCAATAAAGGAAACGTTTCCTAGAAGGCTAGCAATACCGGAAATCAATAGGAACGAAACCACTCCCTTGGAACCAAATTTCTTTCCAAAGAAAACGACAAGGATTGGCCAGAATATATAAAACTGCTCCTCTACAGATAGAGACCATGTATGCAGAAGAGGCTTGAAATCAGACGCGGTGTTAAAATAACCGCTCTCACTCCAGAAGTAAAAATTAGACAACGAGAATAGAGAGTAAATAACCTCTCCAGAAAATCTACTTAGATGCTCTGGACTGAAAAAAAGGTTGGCACAAATAAAGCTAACTAAAACTGTTACGAATAAAGCAGGGAAAAGGCGTCTCACGCGCCTTGAATAGAACCTATGGTAGTCAAAGGTTCCAGCGGTCGATATTTCCTTGTAAATCAACTGAGTGATCAAGAACCCGCTGATCACAAAGAAGACATCAACGCCAACGAATCCGCCAGCTAGAGAGCTAAACCCTGCGTGGAACAGGAGGACGCTCATTACAGCAATCGAGCGTAGTCCGTCAACCCCTGGAATGTATTTCATTGATGACACCGCGAGTTCTCCATGATCGCCGCCGTGAGGACCGGCGATCATGGCACAACGGCGCTAGCGTGTCATATAGGAGAACGAACACTGTAAGGTGTCGCCGTTCGCCCACGTCATGGGCGACGTGGCGCGGACCTGCTGCGCTCCCACGGAGATAGTAATGTAGTCCTGACCTGCGCCAATGGATGCCCACCCAGTGAAATCCGCACCAGCGCTCGTATCATAGATCCGCACAGGAAACCCTCTCTGGTTGAAAGAAAGGTGGCCAGGGAACGGAAGGGAGAACCTATAACCTGACGCTGCATCCCCGAAGGTTGTAGTCGAACCTGCTACCAACTCAATCTGCACATGACACATGTGACCAGCTCGAACATAGTTACCAGTCAAGGTACCATTGCCAATTGCAGGAGTGGCGCTAGTCTGCGTCCAAGTTGGGGTGTAGGTCCTACGCTGTACATAGACGGAGTTGTATTGCGAGTTGGTCGCTTTCTCCGTGAGCGACGGTACAGAGCAGGACGGACCAAGGTTGATGCCTTGGGCAGAGTCGAGCGCAACAGGGCCTGCAAAAGCAACCCCATCAATTGAGTGGTCAAAGCCCTTAAGGGTCGTCGTAGCCCCAAGCGTCGCGCAGCGCCCATTGGAAATGTGGAACAGTGTAGAAGTCGCGTCGAATCTCAAGTCACGAATATAGAATTCGGTCATAGATCCGCCGTTACCAGCCCCTGGTCCAAGCGCAAAATTCGCACCACTGAGCCACATACCACGGAAAAACCGAGGATGAGGAGCAGTATCTCCCGCAATAGCGCAGCCAGCATAAGCATCCGTATCGACAGGGTACCCTTCGAATACTGTTACGTTAGCCCCTCCGCCCGCGTTACTGTCGAAGTAAAGAGGCTCACCACCCATGTTTACCGCACGACACCGGGTGATCGTTTGGCTAAATCCAGAGACGATACGGAACCCCTTACCTGTATAGGTAGCACCAACGCCTTCCAGGTTGATATCAAGAATGGTGGATAGCGTACCTACTACCACCATGTCGATGTTGGCGCCCTTCTTGATAGTGGTCCCTCGTTGTCCGCCCCTGCCAAGCCAGCGCTGTCCAGTCAGGGAGGTGAGCGTAGAGGTGATCAGGTAGGTTCCAGACGGGAATACAACATCTGAATACGGCCCTGCTGCTGCAATGGCAGCCTGAATCGCTGCCGTGTCATCAGTCGTTCCGTTGCCAGTGGCACCGTAATTAGTAACTACGACAACCTTGAGCGCCCTAAGGGTATTTACCTCGTAGCCGATTGTATCTGATGGGTAAGATTCAGACGCATTGAATCCCAGCATCCCTGATCCGCCAGAATCTCTCAGTTGCTGACGCAGCGAGCGGTCTACCTGGGCGACAAGTAAATTCTGATCGGTCGCCCAGTTACCGGTCAGCTCAACCGGGAACGATGCCGGCAGCTTGACGCTGTAGAGGTTGCCATCACGCTCGATGAGTTGGGTCGGACGATCTACGGTCAGCGGAGAGCCGTCGACATACTCCAGCGGCACCGGCTCGTAGCCCTGAGCGGCAAGAAAGTCAGCGACTTGCTGCTCAAGTCCAAACCAGGTTTTTCTGGAAACGCCGAATCGATCGCTCCATGCCAAATTCTCGCGGTCGTTCATAGCCGTGTCGAAGTTCTCGGCGTTATCGTACAGATCACGCGGGTCTTTGGAGCCAAGCGGGTTGCCAGTGGCGTATGTAGTCATGCAAATTCTCCGGGTATGAAAAAGCCCGCTCTATGGCGGGCTATGGTTTTTCGTGTGCGGTCAGTTTGGGGCGCTGGCGTTGTCGTAGGTGTAGACCCTGGGGTCGTAGTTCACCGCACGAACGGATGCCGAGGTATTGCCGTTGGGATCGATGGAACTGATCAGGGCCGGGTATGGGTTTCCCAGCAGCAGGTGTGGAGGTTCGATCTCCCAAGAAACATCAGGGATGAAATCGATGCTGGGAATGCTCAGCCGGTAGTCGTCGATCCTCGACGCCGGATATCCACCGGAAACCGTTCCGTCTGGGCGCCGCAGGTAGAGCGCTGGCGAGTTCAGCAGTGACCAGTCGAGCGGCTCGCTGGACTCGATCAGGACCGAGCTTCCAGAGATCACGAACGATTTCAGGTATGCGCTCTGCGCCAGTCCTGGGCCGGGAACATCGCCGGCAAGGGCCACGTAATCCCAGAAGTCGCTGTTCAGCGCGTCGAGGCCGGTATTGAACGAATACTCGGTTCGCCGGTATCGCTGTGCCATCCGGCGGCGCATGCCATAGCGCCAGGCCCGATCGCGGTTTGTGACACCGACAGCCGTGATCTTCTCGACCTTCCTGCCGACATCGCCGGGCAGGCGGCACTGCACGGTATCTTCGATCCAGCCGTTGGCGTTGACGAAATCCACGTCAACACCGTCGTAGTCGTCCTCAGACGGAGCGCTGATGCTGATCCTCAGTGGACCATCCATGTTCTGCGGCGAGTACATGTGCCCGAATGTTGTCCTTGGCTCGTCTCGGGCCGCAGAGATCACGCCGCGCTTGATGGTCTTCTCGGCGTACCCGGCCGCAAGCACGTCGTCCATGATCTGGGCGACCGTGACCTTACCGTCCTCGTAGATCATGTCGAACGTGTCGCCGCGGGCCTTCCAGATGGCGTCCAGCCGATCCAGTTCTTCGAGATCGAGATCCGCATCGGTGTAGCCGCGCTCCTTCGCGATGTAGCAGAGGAACGGGACGATGTCTCGCGTAGCGATCTCGCTCGTCCATGCTCCACCCTGGCGGGTTGGGAGCATGCGAGTGGCCTCTACCGAGACGCGGCTTTCGGTCTGCGCCGCGATGCGGTCAGACGACCGATACCGGACAGCCATTACCGTGACGCCGGCGTAGGACGATGGAGCCTGGAGGCGCGCGCGCATCCCGTACCACTGGGTGCGGTCTCGGTACTCGGATGTTGAGTTGCCGCCCTGGTTGACGAACACTTTTCTGATGCGAAACTCGGGCCGCATCATGTACGGAAGCGAGATGCCGTCCGTAAAACCCTGCTGGTCGAGAGAACTGCCAGCATGGTTCTTGCTGACCGTCGTCCATGCGCCGCCGATGGCCATGTCTCGCCACTGGATGTCGTAATAGGTGCGGATCTGGTAGATCTGCCCTTCCCTTCCTACACCGCAAAGCCCTTCCGGGCAAAATACGTCGATCTCGACGAAGTTGGTCTTCTCCGATACAGGGCACGCCGGGAAGGGACCGCGCCAGCCCCCTTCTAGGCTGGTCGGATCGATGGTGACTCGGGACGTAGACGAGTTGAGAGCGGTGAATCCTGGCCAGTCAACATCGACACCACCCGCACTGGTCAGCCGCTCGACGGTGAGTTGCTGCGCGCTGTACGCCGTGATCCGATAGCGCAGCCCACGCGGGCCGATTGCTGCATTTCCGGAGCCGGTCTGCAACGCATTGGCCGGCGAACCGTTGCTGTAGTTGAGCGTCATCGACGTTGAGGTGATGTCGTTCACCAGGTAGAGGCCGCCGTTGGTGCCGACCACCTCGATCTCATCGCCAACATCCAGCCCGAGCTGAGCGATATCCCCCGTCACGACGTCGCGATTCGTCCCGCCGCCATCGTTCACCGAATAGGGGTACATCGCCTCAACCCGCAGGATCGTCCCCGCAACCCAGTCAGAGGGGAACGACCCGGCTCCGGCAGAAATGATGATGTTCGTTCCGGAAAACGTGAACGTAGTTGCCGACGGGTTCGGGGTGAGATTGGAGCTCTCGGTCAGGTCCAGGCCGGCATTACCAGTTGAGCTCGCACCAACTTCCTCAACCAGGTGCCACCAGACCGATGCCGGGTGCCCGCTGACGTTCTGCCCTGGCTCGAAAATCTGGAAAGAGGCATCAGCGCCCAGTGCCAGGAACGACGTGTCACCGATTTTCGCTGCACCTTCGGCGATCTGGAATCGACCACGCCCAATGCACAACAGCATTTCGGTCCACTGCTCACGCGGGCCGGCGAAATACTTCCGGGGCGGCAGGATGTAGTCGGGATAAATCAGACGACGGCCAGCGACTTCGCGGATCGCATCTCCGAGCTTGACTTTGTTCCCGCGCGCGCTGGTTTCAGAGAGCGACGCGCCCTGCCCGGGGTTCGTCGGCATGCCGGGCAATTGAGGCTTGAGCATCCGAAAAACCGATAGCACCCCCTTGAAAAGGGCCGCAGTAATCGTGAACGGATCAGTCCCGCGCGGGAGCTTGTAGATCCTCACAATGTCGCCGCGGTCGATGATGCGCTCAGCCCACTCACCCGGATGGATGAACTCCTCATGGGCCTTTTTCTGCTTGTCGGTGAGGTCATCGCAGAGCGCAACCTCAGCGGGGACAACACCGATAGAGAACGGGTGGACGTCGTGGCAGCGGTACCCGGGCGAATTCGCGGTCAGCCAGGCATGAATCGTCATCCTGCGGCCGATCGGATGCCGCTCCAGCGGTTCTCCGTCAAGGAGCGATGGGTAGATTTCGATCACGGTAGAAGACCACCTTGGAGTATTTGTCGGAGAACTTCTGGAGCGGGGTGAGTGAAACCCCGCTTCCCGGGTTGATTTCGAGAACCCGGAGGCGTCCATCCACTTCGACCAGCAGACCTACGTGATCGAGCAGCCGCCCTCTGTAGGCCGCGGCGATGACCCCAGGTCCTGGCTCGCATTGCTCGAGCGCGCGGTGGATCTCCGCATCGCACGCCCTTTGCATCGAAACCGGGGTGCGCCGCGTGACACCGCCGAAGTCGGTCAGCATCGGCAGCCCGAACAACTCAACCCGCGCGATGAGCGTCAGGCCCCAGCAGTCAATGCACGGCAGGGCCCGCCCGCCCTCGGTATAGATGGCGGTGAGGTATCTGTTCGGCATGGGATCAGGGCCAGTATTTGAGGCCAGGGAACTCGCTAGCGTTGTAGATGTGGCGCAGCGCGGCGGTGTTGATGAGGTCGTAGTAGCCGGCCTCTACCTGGACAGTGAGGCTTTCGAAGTCGACCCCTTTCACGCGCATCCGATACGGCCGCTCGGCAGGCGCAGTCAGGTCGCTTCCGAGGTAGATTCGCAGGACAAGCGTGACCGGCTCTCCGGCGTCGATGGCCTCGGCAATATATTGCTGAGCAAAGCCAGTCACGTTGTCGATCGCAAAGCCAACATTCTGGTTTCCGCTGTTGTCACGCTTCGGGATCGACACGTCGATAGCGCCAGCAATGAACGTCAGCAGCCGACCGTCTTCGGTCATGCAGGTGATGTCGTCATAGCCCTGACAGATGAGGATAGGCTCCGGCCACACCGGGCATGACAACTCGATCGTGGCGAGCTGCAGGTCCTCACCGCCTGAGGCATAGAACCGCTCAAGAGCCGTCGCCATGTCGAGGCCACTCCCTGTTCATCGCGATGTCGAAGATGTCAGCGAGGAGGATGTACTCGGGCAGAATCTCAGCCCACCCAGGATCGATGATCGAGCGCTCTCGCATCACGACGGTTGCGTTGAAACGCCAGTAGTCACGCCCGACGAGATAGCCACCGTCGTAGATCCCCTCGAAGTGCAGGTTGCACGGAACGATTCCCTCCTCCGTACGCAAATTGCACTCGAACCACTTGACGCCATCTTTCAGGACGTCTCGGTACCACCCTTTGAACAGCCGAGCCTGCTCAGCAGTGAACAGCCAGGAAACCTCCAGCGCGACCGGCACATTGCTGAAGTTCCGCCTGTAGCGTGCCCGGCCGCTCTGGAGGGACGTCCTGGCCATAGGCTCTACCGTCTTGAAGCCGTACCCCTCCCTGAGTGGGAAGGGAAGGCCATCAGGCCATTTGATCATCGCCCTGCCCTCTTGAATCCATAGGCGCCTTCGATTGCTTTCGGGTAAAGCCCCTGGCCGGAAGAAACCTTGTTGGCAAAGTCCTGCTCGACCGCATCGAGAGTTACCCGCAGGTTGTTCCCGTCCATGGTGGCGGTGGCGGAAACCGGAGGACCGTTGTTGATGATCTGCAGGCTGATCTGCGGCGAGCCCTGCGCGGTGGCGTCGCCGTTGCTGATCACCTCGCCTCGCGTGTTCGGCAGCATGTACTGCCGGCCATTCGCAGCCTGGAATACCTCTGGCGCGCCGTTCTCGTTGATGCGGTACAGGCCATTTGCCTGGACGCCTCCGCCATATTGGCGTCCTCCGAAGAGGCCTAGCATCGCTGGGATTGCTGCTGCCATTGCAGCAAGGCCTGCCGTCGCAGCGCCGCCAAATGAGGCCACAGCGGCCGCAGCTGCAGCTGGGGCATATGCGCCAGCCAACGCCCCGGCCTGAGCAATGCCCTGGGCGGTTGCGGTCGCTTGCATGCTCTGCCCCATGATGAAGTTCTTCGCCTGTTCGATGCCGACCTTGACGAGGGCGCCCACGACTTGGTTCAGCATGGCGCCGGCCAGTTGTCGCATGGCGTCAGCACCATTGTTCGCCCCGGTTATCAGCCCTGTCAGAGCGTTCGTGCCGGCCTGCTGCACCTGATCAAGCGTTGCCATGATCATCTCGTTGCCGGCAGCCTGGCGGCGGAATCGTTCCTCCTCCAGTTGCTTCATCGTGGCATCGTGCTGTTGCTCTGCCTGCGCCTTGAGTTCCAGGTAGCGCTGGTCCTCGAGCAATTTGGCCTCGTTCAGCTTCTTCAGGTTCTCCAGTTCGGTCTGATAGCGCTGATCTTCGCCGGCGATCGGGTCCATCTGACCCAGCAACTGCTTGTTGGCTTCGATCTGTTGCGCTTCGTACAGTGCCGCGGCGAGCGCGCGGACCTGGGCGACCTGCTCCGGCGTGGCGAATGGATTAAGGCGAGATTGCGCCCCAGCTTCTGCCAGTTCCTTTCCCTTCAGTCCAGCCTGTGCCAGTTGCTGGGAAAGGTCTCCGATAGTCTTCTCATTGTCCAAGGCAGCGCGACGCTGATCCTCCATCGACTTTTTGACCGTAGAGGCGGTATCAGAGGCTGACTTCTTCTCTTGCTTCCGCGCTTCGCTGTTGCGGAATATCTGGACAGCGAGACGCTCCGCCTCCGCGATCTCCTCTTTTGTGGCATCAGCACTGAGCTTTTTGCGCGCGGCAAGCTTCGCCCGTTCTTCACCCGCGAGAGCAGATAGTTCAGCCTCGTCGCGAAGATTCTGGAGAGCCTTTGTATCCTCCGGGTTTGCCTGGCGACCCGGGCCATTACCGGATGGGGATGAACTCTTTTTATCCAGGGCAGCGTCGACGTCTGAACGTTTTTTCTGTAGCTGGTCAAGCTCCTGCGTAAGCTCCTCGACCGCGCCTTGGATACGCACGGCATCTTCAGCGTACCGATTGGCCCTTCGACCAGAGCCCTGGGCTTCTTTTGCCGCGAACGCATAGTTTTCCCCAAGCAGTTTGAGCTTGTCGCTCACTGCCTGGATTCGCTTGTCGATATCCAGTCGCGCAACCTTCAGCTGTGCCTGTCCAAGCTTTTCAACGGACAGAGTTAGAAGGTCCGTAGGCTCTTTCGCCTCCCGTGCATTCGTTGCAAATATTGCGATCGCGGTTGCGGCCAACAGAACAACCCCAAGCGGTCCGCCGAGGAACGCCATTGCCGCTCGAAGGCCTCCCATTACCACTGTCCCGGTGGTTGCTACACCATTCAGCGTTGTTTGAGCAGCCGTTAGTGCCCTTGTGGCGGCCAAGTCGCGCTCTTTAGCGGCCAGCAGCGCGTTTAGAGCTGTTGCGTGGGCATTCGAACCCCTAGCGGCATTCAAGTCCGCCTGAGCCAGAGCGACAGCCGCGGCGGCCGCCGCCTTCTCTGCCTCTGCCCGGCGCAGTGCACCTATAGCAGCATTCCGATCAGCTGCTATCTGCTCAAGCGTTGCCCGCAATCTTTGCACTTGGGCCGCACCTGCTGCATACAGGGAGGTAACTAGACGCCCAGCCACAACAGAGGCCAGAGAAGCTGCTGCGACTGTTGCAGTGTCGAGAAATGCTGCCATTTTTTCCGAGTCAAGCCCGAACTCAAGAAGCGCATCAGCAGCCGAAATAAGACCATTGGTGAATGTTTGAAGGGCACCAGTCTGGTCTTCCAACGAAACAAGGACTTGAGTAAATGCAGTGCGAATCCTGACCCCTGCATCGGTCAGGTTATTGGACATGCCGGCGGCTGCCTTGGAGTTCTCTTCTAAGGACTTACGTAGACCCTCGGTGAGCATTTGCGCCGTTAATTGCCCCTGCGCACCAAGACTCCTGACTTCCGCCCCCGTCTTACCTGCAGCGGCGCCGATATCCTCAATAACAGACGGGACTGCGCTGGAGATTGTTTCCCATTGGTCAGCCGAAACCTTGCCGGTGTTGATTGCCTTGGAGAACTGGCTGATCGCTGCCTCTGCTGCATCCGCCTTGGTCGCATTGGTCACGAATGCATACGACAGCGAATCCATCACATCCAGTGCAGACGTTGTGTCGTATCCGAGAGCTTTCAGGCCTGCAGAAGTGCTGATGTAGAGTTCCTGCGCCTCGGAGAGCGCTCGGTATGTCCCGTTGGCGGTACGGAGCAGTCTGGCCTGTACGTTTTCATACTCTTCCTGGCTTGCAGACGCCAGACGAACCCTGTCAGCCATCTCCTGATAGGACTGGACCATGCTGGCCATCTCGCGGAGCGCTGACGCCGCGATGATCGTCTTAATAGCCGACGAAAGCTTGGTGACAGTCGTGTTGAGACGTGCCGCCTCGCTATCAGCACGCCGCATGGTTGCCTGCATCTGATCCAATGAACGGTCAGCAGCATTCGTGCCGTTTACAAGGCCAGAGGTATCCGCCTCGACGGTGTAGTAGATGCTGCCGACATTCTCAGCCATCAGGGTGCTCCTTTCGCCCGCGCCTTGCGCTTGGCCTCGATCTTGTCGAACCACTCCATCGTCGCGTCATGCTCTGCCGCGGTCGGGGCTCTGGCGCCCGGAGCGTTCGATTCGGTTGGGGGGTATTTCGCGCGCAGAGCGCCAATCAGGCCGGTCATGGTCATGGACCAGGCTTCGCGCTCGCTCAGCCCCAGGTGCGCTATCGCCGTCGCAACGTACTCCCGCGCAACGAATTCCCCCGAGTAGTTCGGCTCTTCGTCGTGGCGCCGGGGGAGCGGCGGAAGCGCCCCAGTGACGCCGTGCTTCAGCAGGCAGCGCGCGAGAGGCACAAGGTGCTCGACGTCCGCAGTTCCTGGCCGGTAGACCAGGTCCTGGTCGTAGTAGCCAAACACGTCGGACAGATCCTGCTCACTACAGGCCACCACCACGGCCAGGGCGTCGGCGAACTGGTCCGCCTGGTGCTTCTCGGTGATCGGGTCGCTCATGACTCGCGCGAAGACGTCGACAATCTCGGCCGGCGTACCGAGCTGGGTCATGGCGTACAGGGACGGCCGCAGGAGAAAGCACTCCCCCGAAGCCGTGTGTACGCCTATCTCACCGATCTCGGTGAGGATCACGGTGCAGTAATGGTTACCAGAACGGTCACGCTTACCGAGGGACGCGCCGCACTGGTGATTTTCACCGTGGTGGTGCCCACATCAACGCCGGTAACCAGGCCGGTAGAGCTCACGGTAGCAATCGCCGGCGCCGCACTTTCGTAGACTAGGCCAGGAGCCGCGCCAGTCGGAGATACAGCGGCGGTCAGTTGCTGGGTGGCACCTTCGGCGATCGAGACAGATGTCGGCGAGACGGTGATGCCCTGCACCAACGGGATGACCGTGACGGTTGCGGTATCGGTAACGCCCGGCACGACGCTGGAGGCAGCGGTGATCGTGGCGGTACCGGCCGACAGCGCGCTGACCTCGCCGGTAACCGCGTTCACTGCGGCCACGGTCGGAGCGCTCGAGGTCCAGCGCAGGCCTTGCGGAGCGCCAACAGGCAGCACGACGCCTTCGAAGTTGAAGCCCTCGCCAACGGTAAGCGAGAGGGTCTCCGGCACGACCTGAATGCTGGTGGGGTCCGGCGCATCCGCGTCGGGGGTATCTTCGACGATCAGGCCGAAGTCGGAAGCGGTCGCCGAAGCCTCGAAGCTGTAGGTAGTGACATCGTCGTACGGCGCGGAGCGACTGAGGTTGCTGATGAGCATGAACGCGGTGAAGGTCAGGTCCGGGAAAGTCATGCGCATCCAGACAACAGGCTGTCCGCCAGTCGAGTCAGGTTTCACGACATGCTTCGTCAGGTCGATCAGGTTCTGCGCGCCAGCGCCGGAGGCCTTTACGGTACCGTCACCGGAAATGGTCAGCGTCTGGAAGCTGGCCAGGTTCTCGCGCAGCGCGCCGACCGAGTCGGAATCGGTTGCGTCGATGGTGTCCCACTCGACGGTGAACTCCTTCGTGCGGAGCGACCCGAAGCGGCGCCAGTCATTCTCCGCCGGCAGCGCATCGCCGCACCCGATGTAATACTCGAGCACGACGTCGCGGCCCGGAAATTTGAGCTTCTTGCAAGCCATGTCTGGCCTCCTGATTAGTAGAGAACTTCAAGGTCCAGGCTGTACCAGGCCCGGTTTTCCGTGGTGTATCCGGGCCCGATCGGCTCTCCGATTGCCCGAACAGATGCGGCGCCACAGGGGACGCTGTCGCCAAGCGCTGCCTGCGCCAGGGTCTCGATTGAGTTGCCGACGTCGACAACGTGTTTCCGGACGCCCTTCGGGCCGAGGAGGATCACCTTGAACCGCAGGCGACGGACGTCGACCTGAGTCGGGGCGCCGCCGGTTTGCTGGATCGCTGCGATGAATGCCGAGTCGAGCGAGGGGTGGTCGACCCACATCCCACGGCTGTACTGGTAGCCCTCGCCCAGGATCGAAGCCAGCCAGTCCTGGAAGGCGTCGTAGGGGGTCATACGCGGTAGGTCCTGCGGAGGATGGCCGGGATAGCTGGAATGATCTGGTCAAAACCTTTCGTGAGAAACTCAGGCTCCGCATTCGGAGCCCAGTAGTCTCCCCGGCTGGGGTCGTTCTCGTCGCGCGGCTGGCCGGCGAGAGTGCCTGGCGCTTCGTGGACTGCCGCCGCATAAGCGGCGGTGTAACCGACGCTCCCCTCGACCCCGTTGGGGCCAACAGTGATCTGGGGGGCCGTTTGACTGTTGACGAGAGTCGATGTGTCGATCGGCGTCATGGTCTGCGCCATTGCGGCGCCCTGGCTCAGTACCTCGTAAACTGCGCGCTCGGAAACACCGCCGGCGATGTTTTCGACAGCCACACGAAGATTCCGCCGGACGCGGTCGATTCCTTGGATTGCCATGTCAGGTCACCAGCAGAAAGTCCGGCTGTTCACCGAAGAAGGACATGTCCCAGTTCGTCACCGAGCGAATCTCTTCCCAGCCGTTGGATCCGTCGAACTGGATCAGGTCCAGGTACTTCGGCCGGCGGTCCTCGGTGAATATCTGGTGGCGCGATACGAATTCGGCGCCGCTGTTGTCGCGGACCTGCTCTCCCTTCGCTACCCAGGTGCAGGCGATTTCGTACTCAGGGCCGTAAACGGCGTCCTGGGTCGAAAGGTCGAAGTGCAGGAATGGCCGAACCGTCGCCGTGTTGGTGTAACTCCAATTCGCTGTCGTGCTCATGAGTCACCACACATGCAGCCGCCTCGTGCGATCCAAAGGCCGCCATGGGCGGTTTGGGTTGGATTCGGCGGGATCAGTCCCGTCGCACATCCGTACTTGTCCAGTGCGTTCAGCAGGGCCAACTGCGCCTTCCAGCGATCAGCAAAGGCCTGGTAGCGGAACGATCGAGAAGCGCCGGATGGGGCCGTCTGGCTGCTGATGTACTTGTCGGCCTGGGCCAGCGCAAACAGCGCCAGCAGGTAGGCCTGGATCAACAGCGCGGTCGATGCCGGGTAGTGGGCATCCAGGCAACTCTGGATCTCCTGCAATTGCTCGATCCACGCCGCGAGTATGAAATCGGGCACGTTGTCGATGCCCTGGCTCTGCAGATACTGCCGGGCCTGCTCAACTGTGATCATCACCACATCCCTCCAGTTGCTCGACCTGCAGGTTGCACAGACGGAGGAGGTGTCGTTGAAGAATCCGAAGCGTCATACCTTGGGCGTCTTGCGCAGCATCCACGGTGTTCCGGATAGCATCGCAGAGCCTGAAGTCATCGCTAGCCCCGAACGAGGCCGGGAACTCCATGGGAGCGGGCGGAGCCTTCGGAATTGCCGGGATGTCCGAGTCGATCAGATTGCCAAACATTTCATTCTCCAGAAGAAGCGACCCCATCGCTGAGGCCAGAAACGACGAAGCCGCCCGCAGGCGGCCTCTCGTCACGCACCGGTCACTTGGCCGGGAACAGCTTCGCCAGTTCGCCCTCCGGCAGCAGGGCGGCAAGCGCTTCCTCTCCCTGGCGGCCATCGAACTCGATCTTCAGTTCCTTCAGGCGCGCTTTGATCAGCTCGCGGCGCTCGCTTCCGTCCGGGATCGCCGGGGTCAGGGTGCCGGCCTGGGCCTTGGCCTGCTCCCGGATACTCGCTGCTTCCGCGTTGGCCGCGGCGATGATGCCTTCGGCCTGGGCCTTGGCTTCGTCGATCATGGCATCGACGGATGCACGCGCTTCGGCGAGAGCTTGCCTGGCCGCTTCGTCAACCTGGGCCGAAACGTCCAAGGTCAGGCTTCCGTTCTTGAGTGCGCCAACCTCGCGCACGTTCGGCAGGAGCGCAGCGGCAAGTGATTCGAGTTCCAGCACCTGGCCCTTGGAAACGCCGTTCCAGGGTTTGATCACCTCGTATTTGGGCATGTCGGTCTCCTTACGCCAGGTTGGCGCCGTAGATCACGCCGGACAGACCTTCGTCGTCCTTCTTCACCTGGATGCCCATGGCGCTCATGATCTGGAAGTTGTAGTTGACCTGCGGCAGCGGGCGCGGCAGCGGCACAACGCCGGTAGCCATGCCGACCAGCGGGGTGACCACGTCGCGGCGGCGCTGATAGCCCAGGAACTCGTTGCCCGACAGGGCGAAGGTCTGGCGAACCGCGCGCGCCGGGATGAAGCGCATGACCGCATCGAGCACGGTTCCGGCCACTACCGCATTCGCACCGCCGCCCATGGTGATCATGTACGGCTGAGCGAGGTTGGCGTTGATTTCCGGGGAAACCCAGAGCACGTCGTAGGCATCGACCTTGTTCGTGCGCGCAGCCTGGCCGAATGCGCCTTTGGTGAAGAAGTCGATGATCTGCTGCGGCGTGGCAGTGGTCAGGTCGATGTTCGCGCCGCCGGCGCCGGAGCCCAGGTTGACCTTGATGGTGTTGCGGTGGTTGCGCAGGCCCTGAGCCGGGTAGTTCTCGACCTGAATGTTGGTGGCACCGTCCAGGGCGTAGGCAACGATCCGCTTGTTGAACTTGCGGAGCTTCGCGGCCTGGGAATCCAGGACCAGGTCGATGCCGACGGTGCTCATGCCAGCGGCATGGCGCCAGTTGACACCGTAGCCGGCGGTGAATACCGGGATCGGGTCGCCGTCGGAGTTGTACTCGGTGTGATCGAAGGAGTACGGGGCCTGGCCGTCGATGCTCACCGACACATCATCGGCGATGTCGCCGACCACGTTGTAGAGCTTGGCGGTCTTGCCGATCGGAAGCACGGTCTGCACCTGCAGGAGATCGTTGACGATCTCCATGCCGGTTTCCTGGTTGCGGTACTGGATGATCTGGGCGTCGACCTCGGCCCAGAACTCACGCCCCAGGCCGGCGAGCGCGTTGCAGGCCAGCATTTCGGGGGTCATGGCGCCGCGGTGGTGGGTGATCATCGCGGCGTTTTGGTTGTTCCAGATGTTGCGGTTGGCCTGCAACTCCTGGTAGTGGCCCATCAGGCGGGGATGGGCGGCGATTGCTTGCTGGGTGAGGAACATGTGTCCGTACTCCTATTAGGGCGCCGGGGCGGCGACACTGCCGACACGGAAGCGGATGCGGATGAAGTCGGTTTCGCCGGAGGCGATGACTGCATCGTCCTGGCTGTAACCGAGGACCGTGTCGGTATCGCTCGACGCGATGGCACCCTGGCCACTGGTTCCGAGCTTGATCGGCGTGTCCTTCTTGTAGGTACCGGCCGGGCACAGCACGGCGAGCTCGCGACCCTCTTCGACGTAGTTGCCAACGGCCGAATGGCCGACGGGAACCGCATCGCGGATGCTGAGGCCTTCGTGGTGAGCGCAGTCGATGACGTAGAGTCGGCCAACGCTGGCGCTTGCCTGGGCGAACAGGTCGCTGCCATTGATCACGGCGAACGTGCCGGGCAGGAGTGCCGCGGCGGTCTTGCGGGTTTCGGTCTTGAACAGCGACTTGCCGTCGATGTTCACTCGACGATAGCGAGACATGGCTTACTCCTTCGGCAGGTTGGCGATATCGGCGGTGAGGCCGCCTTTGTCGGTGGCAGCATTGGCGCCCAGCGGAGCGGATTCGCCGCACTGCTTGAACATTTCCTTGAGCGCGTCGCCGGCCAGGCTGTTGGCGATGACCTCGCCAAACTTGGCCTTTACCGCTTCGCGCATGCTGTCTTCCTCGGCGCGCTGGTTGGCGGTCAGCGTGTCGGCCAGAGCCTTGTGATTGGCGACCAGGCCGTCGACCTTGTCGGCCAGGGGCTTGATGATGGTGTCCGCCAGTTCCTTGATGGCGCTGGAGGTGTTGGTGCCGATTTCCTTCACGATTTCGGCCTTTTCTTCGGGGGTCAGGGGCATGTCGCCCTCCTTCTCAGGTTGATCAGGCCGAGCCTGACGATGGGTGAAAATGTTCTTGATGCTGTTGGCCACCATGGCGACCCAGGACTCTTGCCTGACAACGGGCTGGCCGGATTCGTCGAAGACGATCTTCCCTGCCTCGACCTTGTAGCCGTACACCTCGGTCACACCGCCATTGCGGCTGATCACAGCCTGAGAATCGGTGAAGTCGGCAACCCATGCGTACTGGTCGGGCCCGGAGGCGAACCGCTCCTTTGCGGCGCGATCGAGACGCTGCTCCCGCTCCCGATAGGACTCGCCAACCAGAGCGCCGGAATTCGGCTGAAGCAGGACAGCCTGGTCGGCGTTTACCATCAGACCGACGCCCTGCTCAGGAGTGGCCGCCCCTACTTCGTGCAGCAGGATCGCGTCGTGATCCATGCTCTGGATGTCGGCGACCCACTCCGCGCCCTGGGCACGCTGGCTTTCGTTCGGCTCGATGCGATTGAGGAATGCGGCAACGCTGGTATGGATCGGGGGGACGTCCTCCCCCTTCTCCAGCGCTTCGACGCGCTGCAACAGTTCACGGCCGCCCTCCGTGGACTTGGCAAACTCGACGTCGACCCACTTCTCCATGTAGACCCGGTTGCCGGACTTCTTCACGTTGCGGTTCCAGGCGCCGACGTGGGCGGCGTTGATCCCTTCAGGGGAGAACGCAGACACGAACTTCCCGTCGACCATCGGGTGCCCGAGCGGCGCCAGCGTTCCCTCCAGGCCTGGGTAGTGCTTATCGATCTGCTCGGCGGTGTAGAGACCACCGTTCATGATCACGCCGGCCGGCAGGGTGTAGCTCGGCAGAACCAGATGTTCGCGCCCGTTGTGTGTCTCACGCCGAATGCTGGCGCTGTTGACCTGGGTGGTGATGTTGACCTGCATGGGCATGGCTCAATCCTCTTTCGCCCAGGGCCCGCGCCCTTTGGCTTTCATGACTTGGTAGTTGCGGCGCGCGCGCTCGACGATGGCCGGGACCACCGGGTTCCCTTCGTCATCGACCAGTACCTCGACCTGGCTGCACTTGCAGTTGCTCGCAATTATCTCTCCGGCTACCATCAGCCCAGACAACTCCTCGAGGTCATAGACATGTCCGCAAAAATCGAATCGCTTGACCATTACGACCTTGTCAGCAGATATCTGGCTGGACAGTCCGAACAATCCATTGCCAGGGAGGCCGGAGTATCCAGAAGCGTGATCCAGCGAATCCTGACGGAACGCGGGGTGGAGCGGAGAAACAGAAAGATGGGCGCCCTGCAACGGTACTCCGGCCTCGATTCTGCCGCCCGGAGAGCCGTTACCCAGGCCGCCATCTCCGTTCGGCGTGGACAAATCGAGTCCGACGAGATTCGGGCCAAGAGGGCTGCGGCCCAACGAGAAGACAGAGTTGGTATGTTCGAAGCCGAGGTGATCAAGGCCTTGCTCGAGAGAGGGGTTCATGCCGAAGGTCAGCGGGCAATTGGCCCGTACAACATGGATATCTCCCTTGACGAGCCTTCCGTCGCCGTGGAGATCTACAGCATTCACCCCACTAAAGAACGAATGGCCAGACTCCATCAGCGCGCCGAATACATCCTCGACACTGGAACATCCATGCTTGTCGTTCAGGTCACCTACCCAAGGCGCATCTTCGACCTCTCCGCGGTTTGCGAGAAGATCATCTCCTTCCATGATTTTGTGCGCCGGAATAAGGCCTCGGCAGGTCATTATGGGGTGATTCGGGGTAACGGCGAGCACGCGCCCACCAGCAGTCACAAGCTCAATGGCAGGCCCCTCATAGTAGGCTTTTGACCCAGCAACAAACCTTCCGCGAACCCTTGTCCCCGGCAGGTAGCAGTTGATCGAGTTTCCGTCTCGGCTGTACCAGTCCCTCACCTCGTCCGAGGTGTAGAGCCTGGCGTGCCTGGCCGCATGGGTTGCCCTGGTACTGGGGGACAGGGCCGACATATGCATCAGCTTCGACTGAACGCCGTAGTCGGCCTCAGCAGCGTCTTTTTCGTCCCAGCGAGCCCTTCGGAGAGCGGTTGTGACTTCGGTGCGTGCGATGCGATGGCCGCGACGCGCCTCGATGCCGGTCTGGGCGGTCAGGTCCCGTGCGATTTCGCGGGGATTCTTCCCGCGCCCCATGCCCTCGGCGAGAATGCGCGCCATGTCGGCCTTGACTTGGCCGGACAAGCCCTTCATCTCCTCGAACTCCCGGGCGCGAAGCAGTGCCATCCGCGCGCGGTAGGCGTCGGATCGAAGCAGGACATCCAGCGATTCCCGGCCGGCGCGGTATGCAGGCGATTGCTGCGCCAGGTTGGCATGCGTCTGTGCGGTACCGCGGATGTAGGCAACCCCGACATAGGATTCGAAGAACCAGAGGTCGCGCTCCCCGCCCTCCTGCAGTATCTCGTCGACCATCAGGTTGGTGTCGGCGAAGATCGCGGAGAGAAGGGCCTGGTCGAGACGGTAGGTGTACTGCTCATTCACCACCGGCTGGGCCGGGATTCGGTCCAAGGCAGCGACATAGCCATCCCGGATTTTCCGCATGCGCCTGTCGAACTCGCGCATTGCGCCCCTTTCCAGTCGATCTACCCCGGTCGGGTCACTGCTGCTCGCCGGTAGGATCGGTGCGCGCGGCATCTTCATCCTCCGGTTCGGTATCAGGCAGCGGGTCACCGCCCACGAGCGGGTCGTAGCCAGCCTCTTCGCGGATCTCCTCCGTGGTGAATACCGGCTCGCCAGAGCCGATTGCGGCGCTGTTGATCTCGCTCATGGTCTTGGAGTTGGCCAGGCGCTCGGCCTTGGTTGGAACGGTGAGGTCATCCCAGATTGCCGTGAACTCGGCCTTCAGCGGGACCACGCCGATGCGCATCAGGTGCCCGAACAGGTCGTTGATCTCGAACGTCAGTTCTTGCACCCGGCGCGCCTGGCATCTGGCGTTGTGGTACTTCTGATCCTCACTGCTCGCCCTTTCGCCGGTCTGCATGCCCACCAGGATCTTGGTCGGGATGTCGACGCCGGCGGCGGCGGTTTGCAGGTTGACGTTGTAGGTCGGGCCAGGGTCGGATACCGCAGAGACCAGCTGAGTGGCCGTCGCCCCTTGGGTCGGAAGCATCACGTCGTTGCCGCGGTTCAGCTGGCGTGTGGCATCGTTGAACCGCTGGTTCAGCTGGTCAAGCGAGACGCCGTACATCGAGGCGATGTTGTTGAGGTCGATTTCCTTGTCGAAGTTCAGCAGGAGCTGGCGTGCGGCGTTCTTCAGGAACGATTCGCCACTGCCTCCCTCGACCTTCTCCAGGCTGATGAAGGAGTTGTAGGCAGGCTCCAGGAATCCGATTGCATCGCCGGTCCAGTCTCCGAGAATGAACACCCGGTCCGGATGGATATCTCGCACCAGACCGGGACGACCGGCTTGGGAGGCCTCGGTGTATTCCCACATGGTGGGCTGCCCGTAGGTCTCGCTATCCTGTTTCTCGTCAAACGTCTTTGGCTTAAGGCACCCGGCCCAGGCCGGGGTGACCTTCGCCAGGCCATTGACCTTTCCCGTGACAGGCCTGTCCCACGGCTGGCTATCCCTGATGTGCAAGAGCAACCCGGAATAACGACCAACAAGGCGGCGCCGGTCGGCTTCGGAGACAGCCCGCCAGAACCTGCCGCCTGCTATCAACGGCTTGTTCTTCCTCTCCCACTCGGTTTCGTCCTTGGAGCGGTCCTGGTCGTCACCCTCGATGACCTGCGGATTCGTCTTCCAGCAAGTGCTGACGATCTTCTCGACCGCGCCATGGGCGATGCCGCCCCGGCGGTACATGGTGTACAGGTCGTTGAACGTGATTTCCTGGGGGAATCCGTACTCGCACCACGCCTGTGGCCGCTTCGCGTCATGGCCAATGCCCTGGTTCAGCAGGCTCATTCGGGCACGCGCGATGGCACTGCTCATCGCGTGATTGACCGCGAGGTCGAGTTTGTCAGTCATGGTCAGTCCGATTTCAGGATGAGGCCTGGCTTGTCCGTCTCGCGGACCAGTTCGACAGAAGAGAGGTTGGGGTCACGCCATACCATCGTCCCCTCGGCACCGGCGTTCTCGACCGCCACGGTGCGGGCGCATGTAGTGCAGCGCGCACGGACAACCATGGAGCGGCTGGTAGCGCGCTCCTTGAGGATGAAGATGGCCATCAGCGGGCTCCGGGAAGAAGGATGCCAAGCGGCGCGGCTCCGCCCAATTCGGTCAAGGCGTAGACCATGGCGTCCAGCCGGTCCGGCGACTTCTTCGCCGTCGCGGGGATGTACTCCATGAGCTGGTTCTCCAGCAGATACAGCGCGCCTTGGTGAGCCACCCTGCCTTGCTCGTATAGAGCCGAGATCGGCTCAGCACGGGCGAACTTTCCCTTGTTGGCGTGGATTCGGATGATCCGCCCCTTGAAACCCGCGTTCTTCAGGGTCTCTTCCGCCATGTCGCCGCCTTGGTTCGTCTCAATAACGATCGCGTCGGCCTGGTGCTGCTCGTATGCAGCCATGGCCTTCTTGGCCCAACCTGCCGGGGAGTATTTCCCGCTGTAGTCACCATCCACTGAGAACTGGCGAGAATCTCCGGCACCGTAGCAACTTGCCGCCACAATTCCCGTTTCGTCGCTCTCGTCGCTGTTGGTGGCCTGGGGATCGATGGCCACCACGCACCGCTTGCGGTCGGCCCTGATCTGCAATTGATGCGCCGCATTGATCAGTTGCTCTGTCCACAACGCCCCCTCGGCGTTGAACCGCCGAGGTTTCTGCATGTACTGGGCTTCTGCAGTGCGTCGATGCGAGAAAAGCGCTGTGCGGTGGCTCTCGTTGTGCTTGAAGGGCCATAGCCAGCCATCCGGAAGACCATGCTCGATCGGGATTCCGTGAGTGTTTTCCGCTGGGTACGGCTCGCTGTTGTCGATGATCACGGGCAGGTTGAGGTGGTGCCAGATCTCCCCTGACCCGCCTCGCAGAAGGTAGCCGCTTAGGTCGTGGTAATGGATCCTCTGCATGATGACGATCATCGGCGTCGTTTCCAGCGCCAGGCGGGACTTGATCGTCTCATTGAAGCGGCTATTCACACCGTCACGAACAGTCTCGCTGTATGCATCGTCGGGCTTTACCGGATCGTCGATGATCAGCGCGCCCTGCCATCCAGGCTCCATATGGCCCGCGCGAAACCCTGTCACCTGGCCGGCAGCGGACGATGCATAAACCCCGCCGCCATGCTCAGTCCACCACATGGCCTTGCTGTCGGCGTCATCTCGCAGCGACATGGGCCACATGGCCTGATACGCCGAAGACTTCACCATGCCTCGCGCCGTGCTGGAGTTCAGCAGGGCCAGATTGTGCGAATAGGAAAGGTGCATGAACCTGGCGCGGTTGTTCAGCGCCAGGCCACGCCCGATCATGTTTATCGTCGCCAACTCGGTCTTTGTGTATCCAGGAGGCACGTTGATGATCAGTCGCGTTATCTCGCCGCTCACCACCCGATCCAGCGTGTCCTGAATGACACGGTGGTGCGGCGCAACAACCATCTTGCTGCCCATGCGCTGCTTGAAGAAGTAGCGGGCGAAGTACATCCCATCCTCTTCGCACTCCTCCTTCCGGGCTAGCGTCACAGGATCAGCAATCATCTTCTGCCAGCATCTCTTTGCGAGCCTGCTTGTAGTCCTCCTTGGTCATGGCGGCCACCGCTATTGGCCCGCCAGCAGGCCCAGAATGCTCAACCCGTTCCTTGAACATCCCGAAGTGGCGCCCGAGCAGTTCCAGGTTCTTCACCTTGTCGGGCCACTTGATCTTTTTCAGGAACCCGATCATCTCGCGCTCGTCGCCGCGACCCTCGAACATCTCGGCCAAGTCGAAGCCGCTGAGGTACTGGCGCCACACCCGCGGCCACTGGCTGACCGGCTTGAGCTCCATCGCGTCGGTCATGATGTCCAACAGATCCATCTGGTCAATCTCGATCATCCGGCGCAGCACGTAGTCGGCGTCAATTTGAGTGCGCTCGGCGCGCTCCTTCATAGCCGCCTGGATGGCGGATGTGATGCCCGGCTTCTGCAGCAGTTGGTAACCGATCTCGGACGCGCGATTCTTGCTGTACCCGGCCCTGATTGCCGCCTGGGTCGCATTGAGGTCGAGCAGATACTCGGCGACGAAGCGGCGCTGTTTTGCTGTTAGCGCCATGGATCACCTCAACTGAGCCTCAGGATGGGCGCGATGTTGCCCTTGTTGCGGTAGACCAGCACCAGCAGCACCAGCAGGACCGCCAGCAGGTAGGGCGATATCGGCGTTGCGTGGCGCGCCATCAGCACGGCCAGGCTGATCGACAGCGCCTGCATGCCGGTCCCAGCGGCGAGGATGTACGCGCAGAGCGAGACGCCGAACCGGTACGTGGCACCGTGGCGCTGGTACGTGAAGATGCGGCAACTGATAGCGCCGCAGACGGCCGCAGCCGTCAGGGTCACCAGATCAACCATCTTTCCGGCCTCCGATCATGCCGACGATGCGCTGCAGAACGATCTGGAGCCATGCCGGCGCGCGGCCACCAATCATCCAGTCGAGCACGCCGATCAGGATCGTGACGATCAGCGCGGCGGTGACCAGTGCGGGAAGTCCGGAGAACTGGGTCGCGCCCCGCCCGACAGCCTCGGTGGCGGCGTAGTAGCCGCCGACCCAGGACGCCAGCAGGTAGCCGAGGCGCCTGGCCATGGTCAGGTCGTGAGCCCAGAGCACGAACAGCAGCGCGCCGGCAAAGCCGCCGATCACCGCATTGACGTCGACTCCGGGGATGATCGCGGTGGCAGTGAGCCCGACGGCGCCGGCTGCTGCTACTGCTCCGCTGCTCGTCGGTTCAGCCATGGGGTACTCCAGAAACGAAAAAACCCGGCGCCAGGGCCGGGTTTTCGGGGGAATCTTTTGATTGGGTGCTACTTCGCAAACTGGGAAAATACTCCCAAATCTCTTATCAAAATGTCAAGCGGCGTCTCGTTGGGCGGCAACGACCTGCGCCACAGGCACCAGCGCCTGGGCGTCCAGCCGATTGAGCTCCTGCATGAAAATCTCCCAGATCGCCGCCCAGTCACGCTCCCAATTCGCGGCGTACAGTACGAACCCGGGCCAGTCCGCCAGGAACTGGATTACCTTGCCAGGCCACCACTCCTCCCGGCCGTTGACCATGTCCTTCCACGAGTGCATAGCCGCCAAGGCCACCCAGTAAGCGACCTCCTGGCGGGGCTTGTTCATCTTCGGGAGATCCGCCGAGAAGTACAGGAAGGACTGCGCGCGGTTCTGGTCGACCCCGTTCGCCAGCGGCGAGTACAGGAAGTGTCCGAGATGCTGCAGCGGCGCCGGTAGCGTGCTGATCGCATGCATCACCTTGCCGGCGGCGAGCATGTGCTGGCAGCGGTTCAGGTTTCCCGCGGCCCGCCCGGTCCGCGTCTCGTAGGCGGCGATGATCTGGGAGTCGATGGGGAACAGGCCCTCCGGCTCCTTGCTCTCGCCCTGGTACCCCTCGGGGAAGCGGGCCACCAGTTTCTTGCGGCGCTTCGCCCTGGTCTTCCGCGTGGCCTCTTCGGCGTCTTCGATAGCTTTCGCCATCACCGACGCGCCCGGGATGTGGTACGCGTCCTGCCAAGCCTGGCGCGCGCTGATCAGTCTCATTTCGACTCTCCCCTGTAGTTTCCTGTAGTCACTGCTCGCCTTCGAGGAGAGGGACGACTTTCACTCGCACGCCTGGCGTTTCGCCGTTCGGCGATGCGAACTCACCATGCAGTTGCAGCGCTGCTCGGTCGTATGCGGCCGCCGCCTCTTCCCGAGTATCGAAGTTGCCGAGCCGGATTTCTTTGCGACCGACGGTGATGCGTGCGCGCCAGCGGCCCTCCGCCGTCTTCGAAACACCCTTGAAGCCGCTGGAGTTGTTCTTGGCCAGGCGGGTGTTCTTGGCGTTCTCACCCTGGGTTGCTTCGCGCAGGTTGCTCCTGCGGTTGTTCAGCTTGTCGCCATCGCGGTGGTCGACGCCGCTTCCCTTCGCATCGCCGAACATGATCCAGCGGTGCATGGTCACCGAGGACTTCATGCCCTCCGGCCTGCCGGCAACGTAGCCGCGAGGGTCGACAGTCCAAGCTGTCGCAGCCACCTTCGGCAGGTCGTCAAGATCGACCAAGGCGTAGCCATAGAACGCCCCGTTGCGCCCATGCAACGGTATCTTGGCGTGGTCCTCGCAGACATCAATCTCGCGACGATCAAATACCGCCCCGAACAGCCTGACCTCTGCCTCAAGCCTGGCTTGCTTGGCTTCCTCGAACCCCCTGAACCAGCCGAGATACACCTGCTTGCCCTTGTGCCCGATGCTGGCAACGAAGCCGCCATCTGCATGCTTGAACACGCCCCTGAATTTCATCTCTGCGCCCCTTCAGCCATCAGCGGAACAATCTTCACCTCGACCCGCGGTACTTCGGCGTACCGCTTCGCGAGCATCACATTGACGACCTGGGTGTCGTCCTTCCACGCAACGCCGTTGAGCGCGTCACACACCGCCTTCAGGCAGTTGTCGGCATCGCATTTCACGGTGGGCATGACCTCGCCGATCAGCGCCATGGCCTGGCGCTTCTTCGACCAGGACCGCGGAATGGGGTGGAACATCCGCAGTTCGATGAGCACGGGGCCGGCGATCAGGGATCGACCTGCGAGCGCTTCCTGGGCTGCCATGGCCACCAGGCCTTCGTACGCCACGGTCTTCGCCGGCGTGAACATCCTGGCGTGGGCGCCGACGCGGCCGATACGCGGCCTCCCCTTCCCCACGGGCTCGCCGGGCACCGTGAACATCACTGGGCGGAGGTCAGTCATCATCGAGCCCTCGGATAACTTCCTGAATCAGGAACGAGTAGAGCTCCAGGCGAGCCTTCTGCAACTGCCAGGAGGCAAACGAGGCGCCGAGGAGTAGCAAGATGAACAGCACGCTGACCACAAGTCCGGTTACCGCAAAGAGAAAATCAGACATCGTGCACCCCGCGTTTCATAAGCTGCACGATCGCCATGCTCCGCTCGAGAGCCCTGGCGTACTGCTCAAGAGACTCCGCAGCCTGCTCGTTATACTGGGCCGCTTTGGCCACCGCTTCGTGCATTTGGATCTGGAGTTGGCGAAACTCGTCTTTCAACCGAGCGTGTTCGTCATGCATCACGGCGCACCTCCGGCGCTTTCCGGCGCATCTTGGCCAGCAGCAGTTCCCGCGCCTGGGCTCCACTGAGACCATCCAGGCCCTGGGCTTGCATCCGCCGGCGGAGCTGCTGTTCGGCTTCATCCTCGGCCAGGTCCAGCAGGCTCTTCCCGGTGTCATGCTCAATCGCGTGGATGACGGGCTGGCTCAGCGGGATGTTGTTTGCCCACCGCCGGACCATCTCTGCGTAGTGGAACCCGAAGCGCTTGCGGAGGCGATCGTCGTTCACCTCGCCGGTGCGCAGATCGAAAACGCCGGTGGCCTCGGCAGCGGCCTTGACCACCTGGTGGCGGTAGCGGCACGCCAGAGCCTGGTGGAACGCGGTGTCGTGGTCCGGCAGACCGAGCGACTCCGGCTGGACGCTCAAGCAGAGCTCCCGGAATGTCGGCGCCGCCGGCGGCCAATCGAACCGGCTGCCCATGAACGTCAGCATGTTGAGCCCGTGGGCCAATTGCTGGCCGGTCAGCCCCTGGAGCACCGTAGCCCAGGCGCCGTCAGGATTTGGGTTGTCGCCAAAACTCGACGTCCAGCGGTGCCCGTACATCTCGGTCATCTTCACCCAGAGCCGTTCCAGCAGCCTGTCGGGCAGCCTCGTTGGCGGCGACGATTGCGTTGACGCGGTCGACGGCTGAGCGAGGGCCCTGTCGATGTGGGAGGCCGCGCTTTGCGGCACGATGGCCGGCTTGGCCTTCGGCTTTTCCTGCTTGGTTTCCATGGCTGCTCCTGTTCTGGTCGAAGCGCTGGTTGCGGCGGATTTTCTGTGCCAGTTCGTGCTCCCACTGGCCTTGGGACTGATACTTCTCGGGGCGGTTGATCCAGTAGCTGCGGAATTCGAGAAGCTCGTCGTCGCGTAGCTGGTAGGTCCCAATCCCGTTACGGACCAGCGTTGCCGGCCACCCCTTCGCACTCGGCACCCAGGCCTCATGCATCGGGAATCGATCAGCACCACATACCGGCTCTGCCTCGCGCGCGTTACGTGACGGAGGAGGTATCGGAGGAAGACCGGATGTAGGCCCCACCTCTGGCCCCACCTCGGGAGAACCTCCGGCCCCACCTCCGGCCCCACTTGCTCCAACCTCTTCGCTGTAGCCCAGTAGTTCCGGGGCTTCTGACTCTAAATCCTTGGCCCCACCTAGGGCCCCAGGTCTGGCCCCACCTTGGTCAAACCTCTGGCCCCACCTCTCCGAGACGGATTGATCCCGTGAGGCCTTCGGCAGGTGGAAAACGAAAGGACCGATGCTGGGCATAGGCTCGACCATGCCGCGGCGCACCAGCGCATCGATGGTGTAGCGGGCCTCCTTGCGGGTCGCCTTGTGCGCAGGACGCCCAGGTGATGCCGGGATGCTCAAAACCTCGATCAGCATCTGCTCGCTCAGGCGGCGGGTTTCGCCAGCGATGCCGGTCCTGTAGTCCATGAACATCCGGATCGCGCAGTACACCTTCAGCAGCTGATGCGGCTCGTCGAAGAGCGCATCCCACTCCTCGTCGTTGATCTGGAAGGACGGCATTCAGTCCCAACCCAGCGGTCCCGGCCGCTTCTTCTCGGCCTGAAGGCCCAACTCAGCCAGCGTCTTGAGCGCCTGAATGTACTCGAATGGATGACACTGAGCCGACATTGGGACGACCTGAAGCTCCAGAAGCGCAAGCACCTTGCACCACCGCTCTATCTCGCCCTCTTTCCAGCGGCTGACAGTAGATTCGCTCACGCCGATTGCATCAGCGACGGTCTTCTGCCCAACCGACAAAAGCCGGTTCAGGACTAGGGACTCGAACTCCCGTGCCCTTGCGTCGCGCTCGGGGTTTAATTGGCTGGCTGTCATGGTTACGACGCCATCCGCTTAGGCTCGTCTTCTTCGCGAGCCTGAAGCGCGCCAGAGGATGCCTTCTCCAGGACGCACTGATGCTGATAGGAAAACCCACCTTCCGATTTGCACTGAGAAATGCGCCCAGGGCTTACGCCTAGGGCCTTCGCAATCGCTCGCCCTGTTCCGAAGTGGGTGAGCGCCTGTTCGTAATTCATACGGCTGCCTCCATGGTTTTGCTGGAGTTTAGAAAAATAAACAGTCGCATGCAAGTTATCTAAACCAACAAGGATTTAGAATCCTAAACATGGACTTTTCAGACAGACTCAACCAGCGCATGGATGCCTTAGGCATCAGCGCCGCAGACATCTCCAGAGAGATCAAGGTCTCCAAGGGGACTCTCTCCCACTGGACCAATGGCACCAACAAGGCCAGAGGAAAGAACCTGATCGCCTTGGCCAAGGTGCTTCGATGCAGCGCCTCCTGGCTGGAAACCGGGAAGGGAGAAAAGGAGCTTCCCGCACATGAAGGGGCTCCTTCAGAGGCCGACTACGCTCTTATTCCCCAGCTCACCGCTAAGGGTTCGTCGGGAAATGGCTACCTAAACGATCATGTTGAGGTCAAGGGTGGATTGGCATTTAAGCGCGACTGGCTTCGACGCATGGGGCTGAAGGCTGAAAATCTTCGCGTAGCCTACAACCAGGGAGACAGCAACTGGCCTACCCTCTCCGACGGAGAGGTCGTCCTGATAGATGTTTCCTGCAAGGAGCCCGCGAACGGGAAGATGTTCGCCCTGCATGATGCCGACCAAGAAGTGATCTTCAAGCGCCTTATCCGAGAGATATCAGGAGGATGGCTGATCCGATCAGATAATCAGGACAAAAATCGATACCCAGACCAGCCTGTCACTGATGACGGAATGCGCGGCGTAGACATTATCGGTCGTATCGTTTGGCGTGGCGGCGCGATGTAGTCAGGTGCTGACCGGCACTCGGGCTTTTTGATAATCAAGGAGGTTTCATGCGTTTAATCGCCATAGCAGCAATAATGATCATGCTGTCAGGTTGTGCCGTATCTCAACAAAAGCCGGTCCCGAGAATTCCATTCCCTGCTGCTGAATTTGCCGCTCTTCCGACAAAAGGGACTGGCACATTGACTGGCCAGGTCTTTATGAAGACCGTTGGTGGAGATGTGAAATTCGGTGCAGGGAGCACAGTTTACCTAGTCCCCGTTACGTCCTACTCGAAACAGTGGTACGAAGTGAACTACATAGGAGGACAAGCGCTTGAGGCGCCAGATCCTCGATCAGGACAGGGGTCCATCACTACGGTGGCGGACGGGAACGGAAACTTCACATTCACGGACATCCCGCCAGGCGACTACTTCCTCAGCTCAACCGTCACTTGGCAAGCGCCATCGAAATACGGACTCCTGCCTCAAGGAGGCGTAGTGGCCAAGGTCGTGAGCATCGCTGATGGCATGAAGCTTCGCGAGATGCTCACACGGTAACACCCTTAACCAGAGGGACATAGCCCGCCTAGCGCGGGCTTTTTTGTGCCCGCTCAATCCAAAAGTTTAGATTTCTAAAAAAATCCCTTGACCTTAATCGTTTAGTTTTCTAAATTTCACTTCAACGCCAGCAACACACCGCCGGCCAGGCCACCGAGCCGACCGCTCTTTCACAACCCGCGCCATGAACGACTACCCGGCAACGCCGGTTAGGTCAGCCCGAGCTGTCTCCTGGCGGGCGAAAGAAATCCAGGGGAAACAACCAAGCCTGCCTCTACGGCGACCGGCGATCCGACAGGCCCGAAAGCCTGCCAACGCGCAGACCACTGCGACGGCGGACGAAGCGAAATGCTGAACCGAGCGAATGACCCGCATGCAGGTGCGGAGAAACACCGATTTCACTGGCTGGCCCTCCACCGAGGGCCAGACGGGAAGTCAACACGCCCTGGAGGAGCAGAAAATGAATGAAAAATCCTCACGTGCTGTACGCCAGGCACTTCGGGTCCTCCGCAAGGCGGAAGACGATCGCGAGGCGCGCATTGAGTACCACGAAACGGTTGGAATGCTGCGCGGCCTGTACTACGGCGGTGAGATCGATTCGATGGAGCTAGTTGCGCTCACGCAACTCGCAGGAAACGCATACATCAACGCTGGGAAACCCTGGTAAGGAGACTGAAATGGCTCAATTCAATGTCGATGCGCACCTGAGCAACGGCAAGCGCCTGGACTGGATTGCCCTGCCGGAAGGCAACGAGACACCGGATGACGTGCTGATCAAGGTACGCCAGGCCGCCATGAAGAAGTTCGGCGACCTCATCTGGTTCAACCGATGGGACCACGTTGTTGCCAGCAACGGCTACATCACCGTGCGGATGCACGCGTGAGGTACCAGTTCTTCAAGCCGATGCGGGGCTGCCGCATCTTCGCCAGTGAGCAGCACATGACCAAGCCAGCCGGCGAGCTGATCGGTTGGTGCGAGAAAGTCGACGGGAATATCTGCATTTTCAAACCGCCATGTTCGCATGAGCTTGACCGATTCATCTGGAGGCACAAGGACGGTTTAAACCCTTGGTATCTCTACTCAGCATAAACCCATGAATAAACGATTTCTCAGATGCCCTTCGCAAGAGGGGCATCGAGGAAGTCAACACGCCCTGGAGGGCAAGAGGATGAAAATAGAGATGCCCAGAGATGACGGCGCCATCTTGCCCGAAGACCGAGAACAAAGAGTGGTTATTGAAGGATCTGGAACACTCGTACTTTCCAAGGGGCCGACCGCAATCACCATCGCAAGCGGCGTAAAAAATTTAACGATTCAAAGACTTCAGGTGGTCTGTGCCTCTTTCGAATCGAGATGGCGCAGATTTTTCATTTTTGCGAAAGCCGCTTGGCAGTTCAGTAAGTAGGCCCCGCCCCGGTTCGCCGGGGCTTTACCGCCCTGGAGGGCAGACGATGCAGATCGAAATCGAACTGGCGCCTAAGCCAGTCCCGCACCCAGCGATTGTTGGATGGCTACAGGCAGCGGATGAGGCTGAGCGCGCCGGCCTGACCTTCGCCGCGAACACTTACCGGAGCACCGCACGCAGCATCGAGTTGGAACAGGAAACTGGCGTTCCTGTATGCGCATGCTGCTTCAAGCCGTTCGGGCGCGGCGTCCTCCATCAGTAGCCCGCCGCCCTGCCAGTAGCAGGGCATCACCAGCCCCACCGAACTCTATCCGGAGACACACGATGAAGCGAAACGCCAACCCGGCGGCGACCGTTGCTGCCTGGAATTCCGCATACCCCGTCGGCACCGAGGTCGACTACCGATTCCATCGCGCCGCGGCGCCGAAGCGCACCCGGACGACAACCGAAGCCCAGGTGCTCGGCGGACACACTGCTGTCGTCTGGCTCGCCGGAGTGTCCGGTTGCGTTGCCCTTTCCCACTGCGAGCCGGCCTGAGTCGAGCTACCTGCGGAGACAAACGTGAACCGAAGAATTTTGAAACCGGTTGGCGAGGGTGTCCTGCTCGGCCTGGGACTCGCCGTCTTCATGATCGGTCTCGTGACCACCGCCCGCGTGATCTTCCAATTCGTCGGCGCGCTGGCGGGCTGCCAACCGTGAAAAGAGAGGAATGCCAATGAAGCAGTTCGCGAAGCTGTTCGAGTTCGAAGACCTGGGCCAAGTGCTCGTGATGCTTGATCGCGGGGATGACGGCCCAGAGGTGCGCCTCTACTTCAAGCCCGACGGCCTGGGTGTCTGTTCAGTGGCGTGCAGCAACTTCCCCGGCGACGAAGACGAGCAGTGGGAATACGCCGAAAAGGCGTTCGCCGTGGCGGACTCCGAAGGGGTTCACAAGCTCGTCGCCGAGACAATGAAGGTCGTCCCGGATCGCCTGGGCTAGCGGTCCAGGCGGTAGAAACGCCAACTACCACCCGAACGGAGTCACACCATGCTGATCCTGACCAGAAGACCCGGCGAAACCCTGCATATCGGCGACAACATCACCGTCACGGTCCTCGGCAGCCAAGGCGACCAGGTGCGCCTCGGCATCACCGCCCCGGACGACGTCGCCATCCACCGCTCCGAGATCTACCAGCAGATCGGCAACGTCCGACCGGTGCCGCCGGCGGAACTGGTCGAGGCCTGGAACCGAGAGCACCCAGCGCCAGCGCTGATCGAGTACCGCCCGTACCGAGGGGCCGAACCGCAGCGCACCCGCACCGTCGGCCGAGCCAGCGTGTCGCTTGGCGGGGCGGCGGTTATCTGGATCGAAGGCCAGTCGGCGCCGGTGGCGTTGCGGGCCTGCACCGCGATCTCCTGACTTCGGCGCCTGGCCCATTGCCGGGCGTTTAACCCACGGCGAGCGCCCGCCGGTCCAACGGCGCGCACAACGGAGGATCTCGACATGTAGCCCAGCCCCAACGGCAGATCGCCAACATGCGGTCGAGCCTGTACCCAACCGCTTTCACATAAGGCGGTGCATGTAAGTGGAGACAGGGCGCTTGGCGGCGCCCTTCTCTTTCCTGCTCCTGGCACGGCCAGGGCGCAGCGGAGAGTGATTTGAGGCGTGGAAGCTGGGAGCCGAAAGCTCCCTGGAGACACGCGGGAAGCGCGGGAACAAGCGCGCACGTGGGCGGCCATGGCCGATGAAGTTCCGGGCATCAGCACAGTCACCGCAGCAGCGGCAAACACCCGAGAAGCGCACTGATGCCAGAGCCGGAGTCGCGACCGGCCAGATCACTCCCCGCTGCGCATGCAGCGTTCCCCCTCTTCGCCCGGCTCCGGCCGGGCTTTTTTCAACCTCCATTCGAGAGCACCCACCACGGCGCCCACCGGGCACGACTGCCGTGTGCCTGGGTGCTGCCGAATGCAGGTGAACCACGGAGAGCATCCCGATGTGGACATACCGCGAGCGCCGCAACCGCGCGGCTTTCAGCAACGCCCAGCACACCTGGGACTTCGCCAGAGACCCGCTCTGGGACCAGCCGGAGCCGGAACCGGAGCACGAGGACGAAGAGCAGGAGGCCGACGATGGCCTGGGCGAATGAGCGCGCCGAGGGCGTGATCGAGGAAGCGATCGTCGCTATGCGTCGGTCGGTGATCCCGCGCCACGACCAGTTGGTATGGCGCGGCCAGATCGAGATGGCCTACACGCTGGACGCCATAGGCACCCGGCAATACGACGACATGCGCCGCCGGCTCGACGCCGCAGCGGATGCGAGACAGCAAGAACTGAGGAGCATCGACCTATGACCACCCGCCCCGTTCGCTCGATCATCGACGACCAACTCGACGATATCGAAGAGTTTGCCGGAAAGAGCATCCGCCAGGCCGTCGAGTTGGCCAACCGCCACGGCTACCACAACCCGTTCTTCGCCGACATATGCGGCGACCTCTGCGTTCTGCGCTTCCGGCGTAGCTCCCGCCTTCACGCGACAACCACCCTCACCCTGAAATGAGACCAGCCCCATGACTGCAGCTCTCGCATCGGTCGGCGCGCTCGACCGTACCAAGTACCTCGGCGGCCAACAGAGTAAGCGCGTTCCACTGCTCAACGAGGGCTTGGTTCGCCATCTCTACGAATCGGGCATGACGCTCGAAGAAGTATCCGCCGAGATCGGATGCACCTGCCGTGCCCTTCGGCTCTTCATGATCCGTTGCGGCATAGAGCGGCGCATAGCTGCGAAGCGAGATCAGCGCGGAGCGAAGAACAGTAGCTGGCGGGGCGAGGCGGTCAAGTACAAGCCGGCCCACAACAGGGTCTATGCCGCGCGGGGCCGCCCCATGAAGTGCGAGCACTGCGGGACCACCGACCCAAAGGCCAGGTTCGAGTGGGCCAACGTTAGTGGAAGGCACCACGACCCAAACGACTACATCCGTCTTTGCAGATCATGCCATTGCAAGTACGACGGCCTCTTGAAGAACCTCGGAGATTACGCCTGTGTCCCTCCTCAAAATCGCACCTGAACATCATGACAGGAGCAAGCTGCTAGGCGGCAGCGATGTCGCCGGCATCCTCGGCATCAGCCCCTGGCGCACTCCGTTGGACGTGTACCTGGATAAGATCCAGCCGCGCACCGGTCCCGTCGACCCGGCGAAGCAGAAGATTTTCACCCGTGGCCAGCGGATGGAGCCCTACGTCATCGACCTGCTGGCCGAAGAGACCGGCCTGAAGATCGTCGGCCGCGGTAACCGCTACCGCGACCAGCAGCACGACTTCATGGCCGCCGAGATCGACGCCGAGGCCGCCAGCGGCGAAAACATCGAGATCAAGACGGTCAGCCCGTTCAAGGCAAAGGACTGGGGTGAGGTTCAGACCGATGCCATTCCAGTCCACTACACCGCCCAGGCCATGCACGGCCTGATGGTCACCGGCCGCCAGGTCTGCATCTTCGGCGTGCTGATCGGCGGCGACGACTTCCGCGTGTACCGCGTCGAGCGGGACGACGAAACCATCGCGGCGATTCGCGAGAAGGAGGTCGAGTTCTGGGGACGCATCCAGCGCCTGGATCCGCCCGAAGCAACCGCTGTCAGCGACATCCTCCGGCTGTTCGAGCGTGACGCCGGAACCAGCATCGAGGCCGATGGCAAGGTCGTGGAGGTGTTCAACCGCCTGCGCGAACTGAAAGCCAAGGCCAAGGGCCTGGAGTACGAGATCGAGTCCGCAGAGGAGCGCATCAAGCTCTTCATGCAGGACCACGCCCAACTCACGGTCAACGGCAAGTCGGTACTGACGTGGAAGTCCCAGACCACCAACCGCTTCGACCAATCCGCCTTCAAGGAAGCTCACCCCGCGCTGTTCGAGCAGTTCAAGAAGACCAGCGAATCCCGCGTTTTCCGCCTCAAGTAACCGGAGCCCAGCATGTCCGCAACCGCCCTGAAAGCCGCCGCGACCGGCAATGTCGCCAACAATGGCCAGCCGAAAACGCTGGCCCACCTGATGACTGACCCGAAGATCAAAGCCCAGATGGCCCTGGCGCTTCCGAAGCACATGACCGCCGACCGACTCGCGCGCATCGCGCTGACCGAGATCCGCAAAGTACCGGCCCTGGCGAAATGCAATCAGGAGAGTTTCCTCGGCGCCGTGATGCAATGCGCGCAGCTCGGCCTGGAACCGGGTAACGCTCTCGGCCATGCCTACCTGCTGCCGTTCGGCAACGGCAAGGCGAAAGATGGCCTGTCGAACGTCCAGTTGATCATCGGCTACCGCGGGATGATTGACCTTGCCCGGCGCTCCGGCCAGATCGTTTCGCTCACCGCGCGCACCGTGCACCAGAACGACCAGTTCAGCTATCGCTACGGCCTCGACGAAGACGTCCAGCACGTTCCGGGAGAAGGTGAACGCGGCGTCATGACCCACGTCTACGCGGTCGCCAAGCTGAAGGACGGCGGCGTGCAATTCGAGGTCATGAGCAAGGCCGACGTCGACAAAGTACGCGCCACCAGCAAGGCATCCGGAAACGGGCCTTGGGTCACCCACTACGAAGAGATGGCCAAGAAGACCGTCATCCGCCGGCTGTTCAAGTACCTGCCGGTCAGCATCGAGTTGCAGACCGCAGTCACCCTGGACGAACGCGCCGACGCCGGATTGGACCAGGACAACGCGTCCATCCTCACCGGCGAATACAGCGTTGTTGACGACCAGTCTCAGGACCAGGTCCCGGACGGCGTGAACACCGAGACGGGCGAAATCACCGAACCCGCCCCGGGCCAGCAGTCGGACACCGGCGACACCGGCGACGACGGGCTCAATCTCGAGTAACCGGCCATGCCCAGCCGAACCATCGAAGAGCAGTTCGACCGTGTCGAGGAGTTCAATAGCCTCCTCGGCGCGGCGGAGCTGAATGCCGCCACCACCTGGGAAGAAGAGTTCACCGCCGACCTGCGCGCCAACTTCCAGCGCTACGGCCCGCGGATGTTCCTCAGTGAGTCCCAGCACACCACCCTCGAACGCATCGCCAACCAGTAGGAACCCGCCCATGAGCCAGAACAACGCCGCCTTCCTCCACATGACCGCCGACACGCTCGGCAAGAGCCTGCTGCAGGGCCTGATCCAGGAAATCCGCATCCTGCCGGACGTGTGGCAGAAGCTGTCCGAAGCCAAGCAGACCGATGTGATCGAGCGCCTGGAGCAGCAGGTACGCAACGCCGCCACCATCGCGGTGCACACCATCGCCGGCGCCGAGCGCGAGACCGTCTACGGCAAGCTCGAATCCATCGCGGCCAAGGACAAGATGAAGGCCGTCATCGTGGTGAATCACTCCAGCCCGAACAAGCACGACCTTCTGGACGCGGTGAACGAGGACTGCCTGCTGATCATCGGCGGCGCCGCTGAGTTCCTCGACGGCATGAAGGACGTGAAGGCGGATCCGGACCAGAACCCGCTGGACCTGAACGGCGGCGACCATGACATGGAAGACCCCGGCGCCTGGGGCGGTATGCAACCAGCAGACGACAGCGACGTCGTCGATGCCGAGTTCCAAGAACTGCCGCAACTCACCGTCGAGCGCTTCGCCGGCCACACCCTGGGCGAGATCGCCATCGGCGTCGCCACCAAGAAGGACGTGTTCGACGCGGCCTGGCTGCAATCGCGCTTCGCTCTCACCACCGAGGAAGCCGAGCGCGTCATTCTCCAACTGCTGGACCAGGGCGTCATCGTGCTCGAGCAGGAGAACGAGGAATCCCGCGAGTTGAACACTTACCGCGTCGTCAAGAAGCCGGGGGATATCGCCCTCGACCTGGAGTGAGCCATGCGCATCACGAAACTCGAAATCACCAACTTCCAAGGGCTGCGTCATGCGGCCCTTGATGTTTCTGCGCCAGTGCTTCTGGTGGCCGGCCACAACGGCGCCGGCAAGAGTTCGCTGCTCGACGCCATCAGCCACGCCTTCACAGGTAAGCCCGGCCGCGTTGCGCAGAAGCAGCATATCGGCCAACTGATCACCGAGGGCGCCAAGAAGGGCGAGGCCCGCGTCGAGTGGCTGGACGAGGCCGGCGAGGTGCAGGCCTGCGGGGTCGCGCTGCCCAGCGGCAAAGGCTCCCAGCTCGCCGACTCGCCGTTTCTGCCGTTCGTGCTCGACGCCAGCCGCTTCGCCGCCCTGGACGCCAAAGATCGCCGCCGGGTGCTGTTCGACCTGACCGGCGCCAGCGCCAGCCCGGCCGAGGTCGGCAAGCGCCTGAAGGCCAAGGGCATCGACCTGGCGCTGTTCGAGAAGGTGAAGCCCCTGCTCCGTTCCGGGTTCTCCGCCATGGTCGGCCAGGCAAAGGACTACGCCAGCGAGGCGCGCGGCGCCTGGAAGGCAATCACCGGCGAGAACTACGGCAGCGACAAGGCGAACGGGTGGGAGCCGGAGGCGCCGACGGCCATCGTCAGCGAGGAGGAACTGGAATCGGCGCGCGCGGAACTGCGAGCCACCGCCCAGGACCTGGACGAGGCCCAGCAGACCCTGGGCTCCAGCAAGCGCGCCCACGCCGACGCCCAGGCGCGGGCCAGCCGCATCACCGCTCTGCGCGAAACCGCAGCGCTGGCCGACCGCCGGCGCAACAAGCTGGCCACCGACGAGGCCAATCAGGACGAATGGTCGGAGAAGGTGATGGCAGCCGAGGCCGCCGCCAGCGGCGAGCCCGCCCACCAGCCGCTGACCTGCCCTCATTGCCAGGGCGCCGTGGACCTGCAGGCCGGCCAGTTGGTCGCGCACCAGCCGCCGGCGAAGGTTGCCGATCCCGAGGCGGCGAAACGTCTGGAGGAGTACCGCGGGTATCTTGCCAGCGCTCAGCGGGCCGTCGCCAACAGCCAGCGGGACCTGAAGGAGAGCGAGGACGCCGCCGCGCAGGCCGCCGCGCTGGAAGCCGAAACCGCCCAGGCGCCCAGCGCCGAGGCGATCGCCAACGGCGAACAGGCGATCAACGAACTGCGCCAGGCGCGTGACCGGCAGCAGGCCAAGGTGCAGTCGCTGATGGAAGCGTTCAACGCCGCCGCGCAGCGCCAGGACGTCATCAAGCAGGCCGCCGGCTTCCACGCCGAGGTCTGCGCCTGGAGCGCCCTGGCCGATGCCCTATCCCCCACCGGCATCCCGGCGGAAATCCTGGCCGACGCGATCGGACCGGTGAACGAGCTGCTGCAGCGCCTATCCGGCACCGCCGGCTGGTCGCCCGTGCAGATCAGCGCCGACATCGACGTCACGTTCGGCGGTCGGCTGTACGGCCTGCTGTCCGAGTCCGAACGCTGGCGGTGCGACGCGACCATCGCCCTGGCCATCGCGACGATCTCCGGCCTGCGCCTGGCGCTGCTGGATCGCCTCGACGTGCTGGATATCCCTGCTCGCACTCAGCAGGCGATGAAGCTGTTCCAGAGCCTGGCCGCCGGCGGCGAGATCGACACGCTGATCGTCGCCGGCACGCTCAAGGAACCGATGGCGAAGACGCCGGCCTGGTTACAGGCGGTCTGGATCGACGCCGGGCAACTCGTCGACCAGCAGCAACAGGCTGCGGCCTGACCCTCGATACAGCGCCCCACCCGGGGCGCTTTCTCTTCCAGCACGCACCGGACGCCGCCCTGTGGGCGATTCAACCATGCCTCGTGGGCCGCCCTGTCAGGCAGGGCGGCGTCCGGTGCGTGCCGTTCCCCAAGGAAACAGCATGACCGCCTATGAAGACTTCTTGCGAGCCAAGGTCCGCCTCGCCGAGCCGAAAGGCTTCGAGGTGAAGCCATCGGCCTTCCATCCCCTGCTCAAACCGCACCAGCGAGCCATCGCCACCTGGCTGGTGCGCCAAGGCCGCGCGGCCTGTTTCGCGGCCTTCGGCCTGGGCAAGTCGGTAATGCAGCTTGAAGTGGCGCGCGTCACCCGCGACCTGGCCGGAGGCTACGCGCTCATCACCATCCCGCTGGGTGTGCGCCAGGAGTTCTACCGAGACGCCGCGATGCTCGGCATCACCGTCCGGTTCATCCGAAGTTTCGACGAGGTAGACGACCCCAACACAATCTACCTGACCAATTACGAGACCGTCCGCGATGGCAAGCTCGACCCTCGACGGTTCAGTGTGGCCAGTTTGGACGAAGCCAGTTGCCTGCGCGGCTTCGGCGGCAGCAAGACGTTCCGCGAGTTCATGGCCCTGTTCGCGGGTGACGATCGCGCCGCCGGCATCCGCGGCGATGGCGTCCGGTACCGGTACGTGGCCACGGCCACGCCGAGCCCGAACGAATACATCGAGCTGCTGGCGTACTCGGCGTTCCTCGGCGTGATGGATGTCGGCCAGGCCAAGACCAGGTTCTTCAAACGCAACTCGGAGAAGGCCGACCAACTCACCATCCATGCCCACAAGGAGGGCGAGTTCTGGATGTGGGTGGCGTCCTGGGCGATCTTCGTTCAGCGCCCCAGCGACCTCGGGTTCAGTGACGAAGGCTACGCCCTACCGGAACTGGACATCCGCTGGCACGAAGTACCGTCTGACCACTCGCACGCCGGCCACGAGCGCAATGGCCAGGGACGCCTGCTTCGTAATACCGCTATTGGCGTGCAGGACGCCGCCGCCGAGAAACGCGAGAGCCTGCCCGCCCGGATCGCCAAACTGATGGAGATCCGCGCCGAGGCCCCAGATGCTCACCGGATCATCTGGCATGACCTCGAGTCGGAACGCCACGCGATCGAGGCCGCCGTCCCCACTGCCGTAAGCGTCTACGGCTCCCAGGATCTGGAAGAGCGCGAGCGCGCGATCGTCCAGTTCAGCGACGGCGAGTTCCAGGAGCTGGCCGCCAAACCGGTGATTGCCGGCAGCGGCTGCAACTTCCAGCGCCACTGCTCTTGGGCCATCTACCTGGGCATCGGCTTCAAGTTCAACGACTTCATCCAGTCCATTCACCGCCTGCACCGCTTCCTGCAGACCGGCCGCGTGCGCATCGACCTGATCTACACCGAGGCCGAGCGCGACATCCGCCGCCAGTTGGAACGGAAGTGGCAGCAGCACAACACCATGGTTCAGCGCATGACCGAGATCATCAAGCAATACGGCCTGTCCATCGCCGCCATGGCGCAGACACTCACCCGCTCCATGGGTGTGGAACGCATCGAGATCAAGGGCAAGGACTACACCATCGTCAACAATGACACTGTGCTCGAAACCCGCCGCATGGAAAACAACAGCGTCGGCTTGACCATCACCAGTATCCCCTTCAGTACCCAGTACGAGTACTCGCCGAACTACGCCGACTTCGGGCACACCGACGATAACGCGCATTTCTTCCAGCAGATGGACTATCTGATCCCGGAAATGCTGCGCGTGACCATTCCCGGGCGCCTGGCTTGCATCCACGTGAAGGATCGTATCGTTCCTGGCGGCATGACCGGCCTCGGCTTCCAGACCGTCTATCCGTTCCACATGGAAGTGACCCGCGCCTTCGTCAAGCACGGCTGGGCCTACATGGGCATGAAGACCATCGTCACCGACGTGGTTCGCGAGAACGCCCAGACCTACCGCCTCTCGTGGACGGAACAGTGCAAGGACGGCACCAAGATGGGTGTCGGCATGCCCGAGTACCTGCTGATCTTCCGTAAGCCCCCCACCGACAACTCCAACGCCTACGGCGACATTCCGGTGGTCAAGGCCAAGCCCCTGTGCATCGACGAAGACGGCCAGATCGTCCCCTTCGCCATGGACAAGAAGCTCACCGTCACCCGCGGCAACGGCTACAGCCGGGCACGCTGGCAGTTGGACGCCCACGGGTTCACCCGAAGCAGCGGCAACCGTCCGCTGACCGAAGAGGACTTCGAAGGCATCCCGCACGACGTGATGTTCAAGCTGTACCGCGACTACAGCCTGTCCACCGTCTACGACTTCGAGCACCACGTCCGCATCGGCGAATCGCTGGAGGTCACCGGGAAGCTGCCCACCGGCTTCATGCTGCTGCCGCCGCAGTCCTGGCACCCGGACGTATGGACCGACGTCGCCCGCATGCGGACGCTCAACGCCCAGCAGTACAGCAAGGGGCAGGAAATGCACCTGTGCCCGCTGCAGTTCGACATCGTCGACCGGGCCATCGTGCAGTACTCCATGGAAGGAGACCTGGTCTTCGATCCCTTCGGCGGGATCATGACCGTCCCGTACTGCGCGCTGAAGCTCAAGCGCAGGGCCCGTGCCCACGAACTGAACTCCCGCTACTTCCTGGACGGTGCGGGCTATTGCAAGTCTGCCGAGGAAGAGATGGCCATGCCCGACCTGTTCGCCCTGCTCGAGGCCGATGCTGACATCATCCATAAGGAACCCGCCGCATGATCAAGCGCACTCTCTACCACTTCCACTTCTGCTGCGGCCTGGGCGGCGGTGCCGCCGGTTTCAACCGGGCGCGCCCGCGGGTCGGCAACGTCGAGGCCGAATGGGTCTGCCTCGGCGGGATCGACGTGGACCCGGCCGGATTGCGCGACTTCGAGCGCCTGGCCGGCGTCCCGGGCACCCTGCTGGACCTGTTCACCCGCGACCAATACATCCGCTTCCATGGAACGGAGCCGCCCGCCGGTTGGAGGGAGGCAACCCCGGAGGACATCCGACGCGCCGCCGGCGGGCGCCGACCGGATGCCGTGTTCATCAGCTCGCCCTGCAAAGGCGCCAGCGGCCTGCTGTCGGAGAAGATGAGCCTGACCCCGAAGTACCAGGCGCTGAACGAGTTGACGCTGCGCTGCATCTGGCTCATGGGCGAGGCATGGGCTGATGACCCGGTGCCGCTGATCGTCTTCGAGAACGTCCCGCGCCTAGCCAGCCGCGGCCGGCACCTGCTGGACCAGATCAACAGCCTGCTCGGCGGCTTCGGCTACGCCGTGGCGGAAACAACTCACGACTGCGGCGAACTGGGCGGCCTGGCCCAGTCGCGCAAGCGCTTCCTGCTTGTCGCGCGGCACGTCGAGAAAGTGCCCCCCTTCCTGTACGAGCCAGAGAAGAAATCGCTCCGCGCCGTCGGCGACATCCTCGGCCGCATGCCGCTTCCCGGTGATATCGATGCCGCCGGCCCGATGCACCGTGTGCCGTCCCTGCAGTGGAAGACCTGGGTTCGCCTGGCACTGGTGCGAGCCGGCAGCGACTGGCGCAGCCTGAACGACCTCGCCGTCGAGGACGGCTACCTGCGCGATCTGATCATCGTCCCGAAATACCGGGCTGGCTACATGGGCGTGCACGGTTGGAACGACAGCACGGGCATCATCGCCGGTCGCAGCAGCCCCACGAACGGCGCATTCTCTGTCGCGGACCCGCGCGCGCCGGCAAACGCCCTGCAATACCAGCAGTACGGCGTGCGCCGCTGGACCGACACCTCGGGCGCCATCATCGGCGTCAAGTCGCCCGGCCAAGGCACGTACTCCGTCGCCGATCCCCGCGGCCAGAGTTTCGGCAAGTACCCGGTCACCGACTGGGACGGCCCAGCCGGCACCGTGATTGCGGCCAGTACTACCGGCCAGGGTGCATTTGCTGTCGCGGACCCGCGCCACCGTGGCCCTGCCAAACACTCTAACGAGTTCCGCATCGTGCCTTGGGACCGCCACGCACAAGCGGTCACCAGTGCCCATGGCACAGGCCAGTGCGTCGAAGACCCGCGCGTGCTCAGCCGGACGAAGGGAGACCCGTATCTCACTGGCGGCCACTACGGCGTGGTTGGGTTCGACCAATCCGCCGGCGCGGTGTCGGCCAGTGCGCGGCACGACAACGGTCGATGGAGCGTGGCCGATCCGCGCATGCCGAAGGCGAACGACCGGCTGACCTGCATCATCCAGTCGCTGGATGGCACCTGGCACCGGCCCTTCACCACCCTGGAGCTGGCCGCGCTGCAGAGCCTGGTGGACCCGGAAGAACAGTTGATCCTCGACGGCCTGAGCGACAGCGACTGGCGCGAGCGCATCGGCAACGCCGTACCGCCGGCCGCGGCCGAGGCCATCGCCGGCGTGATGGGTACAACGCTGCTGCTGGCCGAGGCCGGCGAAACCTTCATGCTCAGCAATACGCCGATCTGGGTGCGCCCGGTTGCGGTGGCGCTGAGCGTCGCGCAACAGGAGGTAAACCCGTGAACACCGAACAGTTCATTCGCAACGCGGCCGCGCGCGGGCTTTCCCGCCGCGCAACGATGCAGGCCCTTGGCCTGGGCCGCTGGAAGTTCGACCTGATCATCGGAGCCATGGGGCCCATCGAGTGGGCCAAGAACGGCACGACGCTCGGCAACCGCCTGGCCTACGAAGCGTCGCGCGGCAGGTTCACGCCGGCGCAGGCCGCAGCGCTGGAGCGCGCGCACGAACGCTGGAGCGAGAGCCGACGCTTCACCGTCGACGGCGTGACCGGGACCATCGCCGAGCTGGTGGAGCACTTCCAGAGCCCGGTCCACGCAACGACCGTCCGCCGCCGCGTCGCCGCCGGCATGAGCCTGCGCGACGCACTTCTCTCCCCGCGCCAGCAGCCCAAGCCCGGGCGCCGGCATCCCTGGAACCGTTCGCAGAAGCAGGTGCAGCCATGAAAGAACGTCCGATCCTGTTCACTGGACCGATGGTCCGCGCCATCCTGGAAGGTAGGAAGACGGTCACGCGGCGAGTGATGAAGCCGCAGCCCGACTTCCTCGGCTCAATGGTCGATCCCAATACGCCATTCAAGGCGCTTGATGCCGGCCTGCACGCACGCATCATCTGCCCCTACGGCGAGCCCGGCGACCGGTTGTGGGTGCGGGAGACCTGGCACGTTGGCAAGCCTCACGATAAGACCGCGCCAGCGGACATCCTTGCGCCGCTGCTCGCCGAAGGTCGAGGCATCACCGTCCTCTACACCGCCGGCGGCTGGCAGAGCGTCGGGCCTGCAGGACGCGAGGAGCCGATTTACCCAGATGACCAACCGCTGCCGGACTGGGCTGGAAAAGGTCGGCCCAGCATCCACATGCCCCGTTGGGCCTGCCGCATCCTACTGGAGATCACCGCGGTGCGCGTCGAGCGCCTGCAGGACATCAGCGAGGTCCAGGCGCGAGCCGAAGGTATCACCGACGGGGGATGCTCGAACTGCGGAAACCATGAGCCCTGTGGGTGTGAATGCCCGGCGCCAAGCGCAGTTGACTCGTTCGTTCACCTCTGGCGCTCCACCGGCGGCAACTGGGAATCCAACCCCTGGGTCTGGGTGGTCGAGTTCAAGCGGGTGACGCCATGAGCGCCATCATCAGCGAATGCGGCCAGTACCGTTACCTTCTGACTCGCCCTGGCGACTGCCTGGCCGACAAAGGCACAGCGGTTTTCCTGATGCTCAATCCGAGCACCGCTGATGCCGCGCTCGACGATCCAACGATCCGGCGCTGCCGCAACTTCGCCTCGGCCTGGGGCTGTAACGGGATCGCCGTCGTCAATCTGTACGCCTTGCGCGCGACGAACCCGTCCGACCTCTGGCAGCACAGCGACCCAGTAGGCCCAGACAACGACTGGCGCCTGCGCGCGATCGCCCGAGAGTACACCGACATCGTGTGCGCCTGGGGCGCCAATGCGAAGCCCGAGCGAGTAGAAGCCGTAACCAGCATCTTGACCGCCGCCGGCGGGCGCCTCTGGTGTCTTGGCACGACGAAGGATGGCCACCCGCGCCACCCTCTGTACGTGCCTGGAAATCAAGCGCTCCAGCCTTGGGCGCCGAGGGCGGTCCCATGAACCAGCCTCCCGCCGACTACCAAATCAGCGCCGCCGACGCGCACGAACTGGCCGGCGCCGTGCTTCTGCCGGCGGACCTGCGCCGCCAGGTGCTGGAGAAGATGGCCGCCCAGCGCGACCCGGCCACCATGCTCGACCTGTTCGCCCAGGTGCTGGGCATGGCCAACGCCGTCGCCGAGAACTGCCGAGCGATGGTCGAGTTGATCCTCATCGAGCACGGCGAACATCCGCACACCGCGGAGCAGGCGAACCTCCCGACGATGTTCGGAGCGCTGCAGGGCGTTGTCCTGGCCGCAACGGTGAACCCTCGCGGCACGTGCGCCGGCTGCGCCTATCGACTCGGCACCCCGGCGAACACCTCGCCGGTCACCACCTCCGATGCCATCTACTGCCGGCAGGAACTCAGCCGGTTCTACTGCCACGCCGACCTGGACGATCAGGGCAACCCAGTCCGCACCTGCGTCGGCCACGCCAAAGCCATGAAGCAAGACGCCACGAAATGAACCGCCCCACCATCTGCCGCACCACGGGCCAACGGATAGGCCTGTGCAAATGCTTCCGCTGCCGGCCGCCGGCGCCGGAGCAACCGGAGACACCACCATGTCATCTACCCAACACCAACTGATCGAGCAGTGCGCCATCCGCCTGCGCGGCATCGTCGAAGCCCTGGACAACATCCACGACAGCACCCAGCACCGCTCCCCGCACCGCTGGTCGACGGACCTCGACGACGTTCACTCCTCAGCCGAGAGCCTGCTGTCCCTGATCAAGGACCAGGCGCCGCCGTCCGAAGACCAGTTGATCGCCGCAGGCCTCAGCTACCCGCTCGCCAAGGAAGATGCCGTGCAGCTCTGGTACGCCGGCTTCAGGTCCGAAGTGGTCACTGTGCTCGAGGCCTGGGAGGCAATCGGCCACGATATCGGCATGAACCCGAGCAAGGGCGAACTGCTGGATTCCCTGCGCAACATGGCGGCGATTTGCAATGCGCACGGCAATGACATGCCAGCCCAGTCGGCAATCGACCAGCGCCAGGTCATCGCAGACGCCATCACCGGCGCGCTAGCGTTCGGCGCCCAGGCCAGCCAGCCGCCGGCGGAGGATCACTGGCTTCGTCCGTTCTACGACATCGGCCGCGCCGAGGGACAGCGCACCCAGGAACTGGCAATGCTGGTTCGCATGCTGGCCAGTTCGCTGAAGCGGCATGCCCCGGAAAGCAACCTGGTGGCACGCGCCACCAACTACCTGGCAGCCAAGGGCTTGGCAGGCACACCGTTTCGTGACGCGCCTGCATCGGTAGAGCAGGCAGGCGGGGATGAGCGCGCGGCGTTCGAGCGCGCCTTCACCGTGCAGGAAGGCATCTACTTCGACGACAAGCGCGGCGAATACCGCTCGATGAACCTCCGCGCGATTGAAGCTACCGATGCCCAGGACCTGAACCTGCGGCTGCAAGGCTGGCAAGCCCGCGCCGCCCTGGCGCAACCCTCCCAGTCTCAGTATGAAGCCAGCTTCGAAGAGTGGCTGGCCAACGAACTCGAGGGCGAGGACGGCCAGCCTGTTCCGGCTGCGGTATGCGACATTGCCCTCGCCCGCCGAGCATTCAACCATTGGCCCAAGCTGGAACATCCAGCCAAGGTCGGTGGCGTCCGCTTCAGCGCTGGCGTGTCGTCGCGGCTGGTAGTCGAAGCCGCCCAGCGGCTGTACGAGTTCGAGTCCACTCCGGAGAAAGAGGCGGAGCGCATCGAGCGGCTCCAGGCGTTTCGCGAGCAACTCGACCCACTCAACCTCGCCCCGCATGCGGAAGCGTTCAACGAAGCGCCTGCCGATGCGCTCAGACCTGAGCAGGCAGAGGCGGAGCAGCCGGAGGTGGTGGCTCGCGTCGTGCATTCGAATCCTGTCGTCCTCGGCCAGTGCGGTCCGCTCAATGCAAACGATGAACTGATGACTGTCGCGCAGCATGCAGCCAGCGTCGCCCGTTGGGCAGAAATGTTCAATCGCGTGGAGCAACAGAGAGACGCCGCCCTGGCCAGGGTCGCGGAGCTGAAAACTATGTCGCACAACTATTGTGCGCTGCTGATGGACGCCAACGCCAAACTAGCGGAACTGGAGAAGCAGGAGCCGATCAATTTGCAACACATGGCTGTTGCAGCGGATGGGGAATTACGTTGGATGACTGGCCGGAAAATCGACAACTGCGAACTCTACGCCATGCCAGACTTCGGACAAGCGCCCAAACTCTACGCCGCCCCTGTAGCCCAGGCTCAGCACAGCGTGCCGGAAATATCTGGCATCGGTCGCGATGCCGAACATCCCAGAGCTGTAGTGCTGTATCTGCGTAACGAACCCAGCGAGGAAGATATGCGAGCAATTCAGAACTTTTTGCGCGCCATATCCGCCGACGTGCTCACCCAGGCCCTGCACAGCGTGCCGGAAGCTTCTGAGCAGGAAAAAGAACAGGGCTGGACTCTCGACTACCGGTTCGTCGAGCGTGTTACCGATCTTGCAGCGAGTCGGACGGAATACACCACGAGCATGGAGGCTACAGAGCAGGTTCTGTTGGCGGCTCGCGAACTGCTCGCCGCCGCGCCCGGCAACTCGGTGCCGCAGGCATGGCTCGACGTGCAGGCAGAGCGCCGCCGGCAGATCACCGCCGAGGGCTGGACGCCGGAGCACGACGACGAGCACGCCGATGGACAGATGGCCCGCGCCGCCGCCTGCTACGCCCTGGCCGGCTCCAGCGCTCCGAACGATGGAACCGCCGCCCTGCTGGTGTCGCTGGCATGGCCCTGGGATGAACAGTGGTGGAAGCCGAGTACCGCACGACGCGACCTGGTAAAGGCCTGCGCCCTGGCGCTGGCCGAGATCGAACGTCTCGACCGGGCATGCATATCGCAAAGTCCCCAGCCGGGAGCCACCACGGCCTCTTCCTGAGGCCAGTCCCGGCTGGGGCGAGAATCCTAACACTCAATTTCGGTCCCGGGCGATCGCCTGGGCGGAGAGGCATTGCCCATGGAAACCCCATCTGAGTTCCTCTCGAAGGAGGAGTTGGAGGCCATGATCGGCGCCAAGTCATCGAAAAAACAGGTCGAGTGGCTGGCATCTCATGGCTGGAAGTACGAATTGAATGCTGCGCAGCGACCCGTCGTCGGGCGGATCTATGCCCGCCTGCGGCTGGCCGGAGTGAAACCGAACGGAACGGTCGCTGTACAGGAACCGTGGACGCTGGATCTGTCGAAGGTGAGTTGAAATGCGGCCGAAGCAGCCGAAGAACAGGGATCTCCCACCCCGGATGATTCGCCGGACCAGGAAGCTGAAAGGAGGGAAATTGTGGGTTGGATACTACTACGACGGCCGCGGCGAGGATGGAAAGAGGAAGGAAATCCCGCTCGGCACCGACCTGGACCTGGCAAAGCTGGAGTGGGCGCGGCTGGATGCCAGTCCGGCTCCGAAGACCCTGCGCAAATGGGGTGACGTGTTCGACCGGTACGAAAAAGAGATCATCCCCGGGAAAGCGCCACGCACCCAGAAAGACAACCTCCTCTCGCTGACGCAACTGCGAAAGGCGTTTTCAGAAGCGCCGGTCGAGGCGCTCACCCCCCAAGTGCTGGCACAGTACCGGGACAAGCGGTCCGCGAAGGTTCGGGCGAACAGGGAGCTCTCCCTCTTCTCCCACATTTTCAACATCGCCAGGGAGTGGGGGATCGTCACGACTGAAAACCCGGTGAAGGGGGTTCGCAAGAACCGCGAGACGCCGCGCGACTTCTACGCCAGGGCCGAGGTCTGGAACGCGGTATACGGCGCGGCTCCACCGGAACTCCGCGACGCAATGGACCTCGCCTATCTCACCGCCCAGCGGCCGAGCGACGTACTGATCATTCGGGAGGCGGACATTCAGGATGGGCACCTGCAGATCGCCCAGGGCAAGACGTCGAAGAAGTTGCGCATCATGCTCGATGTCGACGGCAGCCCGACGGCGCTTGGAGAACTCGTTGCGCGGCTGTGCGAGCAGCGGCGCCAGCGCGGCGTAGCCGGCCCGTACCTGATCACTACGCCCGATGGGCGCCGGATGACATCCTCCATGCTGCGCATTCGCTTTGACGAGGCACGGTCGGCCGCCGCCGGCGCGGCGCTTGAGGACCTCGACGAGACGCTGGCCACCGCAATCCGTCAGTTCCAGTTCCGGGACATCCGCCCGAAAGCAGCCTCAGAAATTGCTGACTTGGGCCGGGCATCCAGGCTGCTTGGACACACCGACAAGCGCATCACCGAGACCGTCTATCGTCGCGTCGGCGAGATCGTGGAGCCAACGAAGTAA